TTAGCTGTTCTCCTGCAAACCCGGTTTGTCATCGGTTTGCGCGGCGCGTTTCTGGTTCATTCGGGAAAGTAGGTCAAGGGCGACGGCGTCGCCAGACACATATTTCGTCAGGAGGGCGTCAACAGCCGCCTCCGACCAGCCCATGATCGTGGCGATATCGCGCTTCGGAGAGCCCGCCAGGAACAGCCTTGTGGCCGCTGTCCCGCGAAGGTCATGGAAGTGGAGTCCGGTCAATCCGGATGTCGCCTTGGCCTTGCCGAACATCGTCTTGAACCCGTCGACGGTCCACTGATTGCCGCGCGAGTTGGTAAGGACCACGAGGGCCCGCTTCTTGGGTGTCTCGATTTCTTTGAGGATGGCATGCGCTTCGGGCGTCAGCGGCACGATCACCTGGCGTCCTCGCTTCGCCGTGCGCCAGACGATCCCGTGGTTGCCGATCGCCCCCCAGGGCAGGTCCAGCAGGTCACCCATGCGAAGACCTGTCTCAGCAGCCAAGCGCACCGCCAAGCCAATCTCTCGACTGGCGACGGCGAGCAGTGTTTTGATATCGTCTTCTGTCCAGATCAGGTCTGACCGGTTTCCGGAGTAAAGGCGTTCGACATCATCGGTCGGGCGTGCCTGGGCGAGCCCTCGCCCCCGCGCCCACTTGAACAGGCGCCCGACGCTCTGCATCGCATAGTCCGCGGCGCGGGGCCGATCAGACCATTGATCGCGCCAGTCCAGAAGCGCGGTCTTTGCGCGGTCGCTCTCGAACGCTGAAACCTTCATGCGCCCGAACTCGTCAGAGAACGCCTTCAGGTAGCGGCTGTATTCGGTCTGACTGGTCTTGGCGATCTTGGCCCACTCGGGAGAAGCCTTGAAGGCGTAGATCAAACCGCTGACAAACCGCTTGTCATCGGTGCGTCGTATCGGTGCGCGGGCCTCCTGGATCTTCGCCGCAACGCCGGCGCTTCCCAACTCCAGCTCCATGGCGCGGTTCGCTGCCACCAGGCTTCCAGCTTCGACACGCGCGACGAGCGGTCCGCCCCGGAACGCATAGGCGTAGACCGCCACCCGGCCGCCGCTAAGCCGCTTTGTCGCCTTGTGCAGTCCGGTGAGCCTTGCGCGCATTGTATTCGTTCCAGGCGTCGTCGACGGCATCACCGCCCTCATTGTCGTTGGAGGTCAAGACCCGGAAGGAGCCATCCGGCGCCATCTCGACGCCGGTGATCTTGAGCCCCAACTTTTGGAGGGAGCGAACGGTCTTGCTGACCGAGGGTCGGTTCTCGCTCATCGCCACACCCCTCTTCCCGCTCGCCGCGCCTCGGCCTCCTCTCGGCGGTATGGATCACCGAAGTTCGTGTCGCTGGTAGCTAGGCCCTCGCGCACGAGGATGGCCCCCAGGTCGCGTCCGTTGACCGTGCACACAGCCACGTTCCGCCGATAGCGGTCGGTGTCCACGATTGTGCAGCGGGCGCCGTTGGCTGCAAGCTGGCGGGCACGCTCCCGAGCGGCATTGCCCCAGGTCCGAGCCGTGGTCGAACAGGCCCAGACCTGCGGAGACTGATGGCACCGGGTGAACGGGCTGACCTCTCCAGCGTCGATCCCTTGAAGACGCACCCGATGGGCCTCGCCGTCAGCCGTGCGGCACCGCCCGCTGTCGCCATCGGACATCGCCAGTGTTGCACAGATCAGGACGGTGGAGATCACCCCTCCCTCCTGTCGGATTGGTTGGCGAGAGCCTGTTTACCCCATTCAGTCAGACCGGCCCTCCAACGCAATTTCTCACTGGACCATTCAGCGCCGTCGAAACCCCAGATGCTCACCCTCTCGCAGTGAACGAACATCAGGCCTAAGTCGACGAGTCGCCGCATGGATTTCCATGGCTTCCCTTCTCTGGTGGGCTCAAACAGTCCAGGCTCCCTGAACATAGCGAGTACCGACAACTGACCTTCACCGATCCTCTGGCGACCCTCGTACAAGCGGCCATTCTCGTCATGTTTCCAGCAACGTGAAACGGCCATCCTACGCCCCTCCTCTGTCAGCTTTGGCGGGAGGGGTCGGACGCCAGTGCGACGGCTCAAACTCGTAGTCACAGCAGTCGATTTCAGCCGTGACCCAAGCCTGAACGGATGGGTGGACGTACCAATAGGTGTTGGTGAACACCCGATGGCCGTAGTTGCCGCGATCCTGAGAATCGAACCTCGTCCCATCCTTCGGCGCGGTTTCAATCGGCCTCCACTCCACCAACTCGCGGATGCAGGCGGCGGCTTCGGCGAAGAGACCGGAGACAGTCTCCTCCTCGGGCAGCGGGTGGCTCACGGCCTGTTCCAGCCGCTCAACCAGTTCCATAGGGTCGGTCATTTCCACTGATCCTTTTTGCGACGCGAGCACGCCGGACATTGGTTCGGTCTCAGGCTTGCCGAGTTGGTCAGAAAATGAAGGCCGCAGATCATGCAGATTATCATCCGCTCACCCACGTTCGGCCTCCGTGCTGGAAAGGTGCCGCGATTGTTGAAGGGCAGACGACAGTCCGCACGAGCAGACATCAGACCCAGGAAAGCGGTTGGTGGTGCAGTCCTCATCGTGGACTGCGAACCCGATCAGGCGATCCAACAGCCCCCTCGCCTCAGCCAGCTTGCGCTCTGCTTCTTCACGGGCGTCCTGTTCAAGGTAGAACTTGCGCTCATATTCCTCGAAGCCGTCATTCGCCTTCACGACGGATGCCCGCAGCGCCGCGTTCTCTGCGATGAGGGCTTTGACCCCGGATCGTCCGAACCCGCCGAAGTCCATAGCCGGATCATCAACCAACCTCGCCAGTTCAGCATGGTCGCCTGATTTCAGTTGTCCAATATTCTTGGATAACTGGGCGGCATCCAGTTCTCCGGGATTACCGGATAGCTGGTCGCGCGCGGTCACGGGCTGGATCATTGGGTACCCTCCGATTTCAGCGTGGCTTGGCGCTCGAAGTAGAAAACGACCGGATCGGCGGACACGGTGATGACACCCATTCGAACGCCAGCGCGGAAGGTGCTGGTCTGCTTGCCGACGATCTCGCCTGATCGCTGAAGGATACCTCGCCAATATTCGAGCGGGTATCCGCCCTTGTGCAGATTGCATCCTTTGCAGGCGGGCATCATGTTCGACACCACATTGCGCTCCGGCTTTAGAAGCCGCTTCTCAGCAGCCGGAAGCGGGTTGTTCCATTGGTCGGTATGGAGGCGAACGACAGGCTCCAGGTGGTCGCAATGCATGTCCTTCAGGTCGCAGCCGCAATAGGCGCATTTCCCGCCGAACTTCTGGCGTAGGGCCTCTTTCTGGCGCTTGCTGCCCTTCCACTCCTCAATGTCGGCCATCTACGCGCCCTCCGCTTTCAGGGCCGGGAGGGCGATGAAGTGCGTAGGCTCCCATTCAAGCGATCCGTCTCCGCCATCATCGGTCGCCCAATAGGTGCTGCCGTAGTCGGCCTCGGCTTTCTGGGCCATAGCAACACGCTCGCCGTCCGTGACAATGCCGTCCGACCACACCGGAACATCGTCGGCCTTCATGACGGTCAGCTTGTCGTCGGCTGGCTGCGGGGATGGGGCGGGGCGGGTGTAGAGGGGCTTGTTGGCATCGCGAGTTTCGTAAGGGAATAAGGTCGTGGTGAGTGGATTGCCCTCCAGGAGGTGGTCAATGTCGGTTTGATCAACCCACCCTACGAGGCCCGCGAGACGTTGAGCCTCGTAATCTAGAAGATCGGCAGGAACGGTATCCGCCAAGATTTCGGCGTCTGTGTAACCGCCTTCCCCATCGCCAACCGCCTCGCCCTGTTCTGGCTGCTGGGCGCGGAGGGCGGAAAAATAGAAGGCGTCGAAGGCGATCTGTTTCTTGACCGAGTAGTCGGCCTTATCGCGGTTACGGTGGCGGTAGGTTGACCACCACGCCTCAAACTCTGCCGGATAGTCCCGCTCCCCCGCCCCTTCCGGGGCTTCCTCCCGGCCCGTCTGTTCTGGCTGCGGCGATGCGGAGAGGCCTTCTAGGACACTGACGATGATCTGCCAGTCGTGATCCTCCAGAACCATGTCCTGGCAGTCTGGTTCAATGCCAATGAACTTCGTTCTGATCAGGCGGGCAAGTTCCCCTCCCCCAGCGACCGAAGGGGAAGCGGGGGCGGCGGCGAGCATGGCTTGCGCGTCCTGCGTTTCTGTCAGGGTTTCGTATCCGAGGATGACACGGTAGCCAGACAGGTGCGGTTCGGACATAACGTAGTCCGGCTTCGGCAGACCGTTCATGCGGCCCTCCATTTCAGGTGATTGCGGGCGTAGACGGCCCACAGAGCGATGTTCATGGGGATCAGGCCCCATGACGCCGACGCGACGATCCAGACCAGCCAGAGGGCCTGATTTCCAAGCCCGACAGCCCACGCCCAGCGGCTCTTATTTCCAGCAAGAACGGTCATGTAGATCGTGACTGCCGACAGGACCCAAGGAAGCGTCTCCACGATCACCGGCACCAGGCGCATATCAGGGTGGGTCATGCGTTTTCATCCTGACTGTCAGCGACCTTGGTGCAAGAAATGCAGAGGGTCTTGCCGTTTTGGATGCTGCACGATCCGTCGAAGATGCTCTTTCCATTGACATAGCCGTGTCGGACCCGGTCTTCGGACACGTCGTGCAGCGTCCAGTCTGAGGGTGGCGAGTAGGCCAAGTCATGATCGACTTGGAAGCGATTGCCGCACTCGTCGCACTCAATGGTGCTGACCATGGAAATGATGCTCACAGCCCTTCTCCACGAATGGCCGCGAGGGCTTGGCGGGCGGTGACCTCGGCTCTGAGCCCCCCTATCCGAACGGCCATGGTGACGGCTGGGACGCGATACTTCTTTGCGAGCTTGGCAACCGCCGCTTCGTCGGTCAGATCAATGCCGACCGCATCTCGGATGATCCAATCGAACGGCATCAGCAATTCCATGGCGAAGGCGTTGGCTTCGATCTCCATGGCGGTGCTCATTTCAGCACCTCATCAATCACGGTCAGCAGACTGCGCGTCTCGTCGTTCGGTTGAGATTCCTGATGATCGACGACATACCAGCGCGCCGCCTCCAACGCCTCTATCGCCCTATCCAGTCGCGGGTCTGACGGAGGGGTGGCGCGGCGTTCGATTTCAGCGATGAGGGAGAGGAAGACGGAGGGGTTCGCGGCCTCGTTGAACGACTGGAGGGAGCGCGCCGCCTCGAAGTAGTTCGGGTTCGCGTTGTCGGCTTCAGCCGCCTCAGCCAGCCGCTTCAGTTCCGCCAGATCAACGGAGAGCGAGGGGGATGGATGATCGGTCGCCTCCCGCGTCTCTCCGCTCGGTTGGGGGCAGGTCGGGTCAACGTCGAGCCACGCTTCAAGTTCGTCAGCAACCTGCTCATCGGTCAGCGTGTCGCCGTATGACCCAGCAATGGCGAGTATATCGCTCATACCTCCAAGGTGCTCGATAACGCGATAGAAGCCTGAGGCGATGCGCCCTTTGGTGTTCTGATCGGTCATTTCCAAGTCCCTCCGACCGCGACAACGGCGGCCTTGATGGCGATTTGTAGTTGGGCGTAATGGGTGAAATCAGAGCCAGTCAGACCCCCAACAGCCGCGCCGTGTCGGAACTTGAACTCAGCGTTCTGCACGGCCTGGATCAGGTCGGAGCGAGTGTCCGGCATGGGCGGTTCGACCGCCTTTGATGAGAGGCGGTAGGCGATGATGTCGTCAGTCGCGTCCCGGCGAGGGCTATGTAGCCAATCGTAGGACGGGGCGTATTCCGATGTCAGGATTTCACCGTCGCGGAACCTGAGATCGACCCTGACTTCGAATGGCGGCTTTTCCCCGCCGCCCCACGGAATCCATCCATCTGCGTCAGGGCGGCCGATGAAGGTGAATCGATCCGCCGTGTGGCGACCATCCAAGCCAAGCAGGGCTAGCTTTGACCCATGCACCTGGCTCAGCTGGACTACGTCACCCTCTCCGACGATCAGTCCATACGCGCTGGCGTGGCATCGCAGCACGTCCCCCTTCACGAGCAGCTTCACCGTCTCGCTATCCAGAGGGCCGACAGGGGGTTGGGCGGTCATGCGGCGACCTTTTCATTCTGAGAGTGAGGGATGGCGTCGACCTGGGCGATGCGCTCGCCAATCCAGCGCATGACAGGGACGGCCATGGAGTTGCCGAGGGCCTTGTAGCGCGGGCCGTCAGCGGCGAGTTTTCCGCGGTAGGGGATCAAGGTGTAGTCGTCGGGAAAGCCTTGCAGCCGCTCGCACTCTCGGGGCGTCAGGCGGCGGACGGCGCTGCTGGCGACGTAGTCCCTGCTCGACCCGCCCGAGGCGGCGCGGAGGGCGCCGATGCGGTTTCCGTCCCCTTCAATCTCAGGCATGGCGCCGCCTTCTCGGCCTCGGAGGGCGAAGGCGACCGACTGAGGTACCGTGCGGGCCTCAAGAGTGTAGGCGGCATCATCGGATCGAAACCCAGCGCCGCCGGGGCCTGAGCTTGAGTTCTCCGAGACAGCGCGTTCCTGAATAGCGAAGGCGACGGCTGGCATGACGCCGACATTCGCATGGCTCCCAGCATGTCCGCCCGCTCGCAGGGTCGGTGACAGGTCCGACATCGCGTCCGCACCGTGATCCTTGGCGCTGAAGGCGATGATCTGGGCGTTTGGATCGGTCGAGGTCGTCAGAGCGCCGATCTGGTCGCCCGTCTCATAGGCGCCGTCATTGCCCGTGGTGCGGAAGGCAACCGACACGATCGGCGTCCTGCGCCCCGTCCCGTCCTCGCTGGCGTCGAAGCCCTCTCCCTTCAAGGTGTGGGCGACAAAGGTTTCGACTTCAAAGTCCTGCCTGCGACCATGCGCAGCGAGCGCAGCGGCGACGGGCACGGGGCCGTGTGTGTTTCCGCCTCCGAAGCACTCGACTTGCAAACTGTCCGCCGTGTCGGCGTCTAGGCCGTAGCTTCGACCACCTGCCGGAGAGCCGCGAGCAACTGTCGGGGCAGGTCTTTCCCCCGCTTCTCTGCGCGGCGCAGGATGCCCCGACAGGCTGTGGCGCTCAAATAGAACCGCTGCGGCACGTCGCCAGTCTCCAAGGTATCCGACAACGAACACACGACGGCGTCGCTGGGCCACTCCGAAGAACTGAGCGTCAAGCACTCGGTAGGCGACGCCATACCCGAGTTCGACCATGCCCCCGAGAATGGCTCCAAAGTCCCGTCCTCGGTTCGATGACAGGACGCCGGGGACGTTCTCCCAAACCAGCCATCGGGGCCGCAGTCGGTCAGCCAGCCTAAGATATTCGAGGGCCAAGTTGCCGCGGTCGTCATCCAGTCCGCCTCTGAGGCCGGCGACGCTGAAAGACTGGCAAGGTGTTCCTCCGACCAGAAGGTCGATTGGTTCGTATTCGCCGGCGCGGATCGTCGTGAAGTCGCCATGCAGCGGCACCTCTGGATAGTGGTGATGGAGGACGGCGCGCGGGAACGCCTCGATTTCGGACAGGAACGCGGCCCTCCAGCCCATCGGATGCCAAGCGACGGAAGCGGCTTCGATCCCGGAACAGACGGAGCCGTAGATCACTGTCCGCCCTCCCTTGCGCGAAGGATGGCGGCGCAGAGTGCTAGGGCGGGGGTTGCTGCATAGGCAGTATCGCAGTCCACATAGGTGAACCCCCATTCGGCAGGACCATTCCTGTGAAGATTGCACGGGCCGTTTCCAAGCACCCGCTCAGCCAGCGCCAGGGCGGCATCTAGGCTGGTGGTGACTTCTGGCGTGACGAAAACCTGAGCGCAGTGGGGCGCATAATACAGCGCGCCAGGAGACGGCTCGCCGTGGCCGTGGTTCTCGTCAACAGGAGCCCAATATCGCCACATGCGGTCGCACTCGACCAGCGCCATCCATAGGCGCGCATCCAACTCCCGCGACCCGACCTCAGCCGCTTCCAGCGCCTCGATGAGGTCCGTATGCTTTATCTCTCCCATGGCTATGAAGCCTCCGGGGAGAGGGCGTCATTTGCGGCCTGAGACCGCATCGCCCGCTTGGTGAGTTTGATCCGGCCGTCGAAGCCGCGAGAGACGGAGCCAAAGCCGCGTGACGCGATGGTCTTGCGGGTTCGGTTGGCGCCCGTCTCGCCCGCCAGGCGCTTGGCCTTCGCGCGAGCCTTGGCCTCAGCCGCCGTCTTTTGCTTGTGGCAATCGGAGCAGAGGCCTTCGAGGTTGTCGTTGGCGTTCGACCCGCCTGACCAAAGCGGCAGGATGTGATCGACATCGACGGCTGGGGCGTCGCAATAGGATCGCTTGCAGACACCGCCCTGGCCTTCGATGACGGCTTCGCGGCGGGACTTGCTGACTGCGCGCTGATGGATTTCGACAGCAGTCATCGCCCTGCCCTCCGATCAAGTTCGCGCTGGGCGTTGTCGTTGACGGGCGTATGCGTTCCGGCCGGACCGAAGCTGTAGAACCAGTCGAGGGCAGTCTCGCGGGAAATCGGGGCGACGTGCGCCCAGGTCCGTCCGTCGTGAACGCCCTGGATGGCAGATGCGGTGACGCCGAAGAGCATCGCCAAGTCCTTTTGGGACCAGACCCCCTTAAGCGCTCTGATGACTGTGGCGGTCCACTCGCAAAGCCGCGAGGCATAGTGACGCGATCCTAGCGGCGTCCGGCCATTTGCAACGGCGTCTCGCGCATTGTCGAAGCCATCGCCATAGCGGAGGTTCGTCAGGCGGTTGTCGGTCTTCACGTCGTTGCCGTGCAGGACCATGGCCCCGTCGGGTCGTGGTCCGATGAAGGCGGCGGCCACGAGCCACTGGATACGCTCGGGCCGTCCGCCGACGCTGACGCGTAGATATCCCGCTCGGTCGATCTGGGGCTTAAGCAGGACACCAGGCAGCGTCTTCGGGACCAAGTTGTCCGCATACGGTCCCGTGCGACCGAAGCGCCGGTAAATCACACGATCGAGGCTCCGCACTTGCCCGAGGTTGCTGACCTCATATGCGCCTTCATGACCGACGACAGGTTTCCAGACCTCGCGCATGCTCAGCCCTCCTTCGCGGCTTGGATGGCGCGTTCCAGTTCGCGCGCCTTGTCGATGTCGGTGACCTTGAGGACGGCGAACTTCGCGAGTTCGCGGCGGTCCTGCTCCAGGTGTTCAACCTGTTCCGGTTTTAGGAATGGGAGGTCAGAGATCAGCTTGTCCGCCCATGCGATGACGTCGACGGCCGGCCCTGTTCCTTCATCGCCGTTGGGCTCAGCAGGGCCGGCCGTCTCCGCTTCTTCGGCGGGAGGAAGATCGCCGGGAAAATCTGAGCCCGCGTCGGCTTGAGGGTCGGGGTCCAACGCGGGCTCTTCCGACACCGCACCGGGGGAAGCGGCGGCGTCGAAATCGGGAATGTTGTCGTCAGGGTCGAGGCCGTTGACGGTATTGAAGCCTTCGGTGGCGGCTTCGGTCTTGGGGGCACTCAGGCGGGCAGCCAGACCCGGCCCCTCGGCGGGGACGCGGCGCGCGTTGATCGGCTGATAGTCCTGGACCTCTTCGGCGACGTGCATGCCGCGCAGGACGTCAGCGGCGCCGTCACGGGCTGCGAAGGCGCGGGCCCGCATCTGGAGCATGCGCTTCTGGTATTGCTGCCACGGGCCCTGCTTGCCCAGCAGGCCCGCCTTCTTGGCGTCCGAGACGGAGAAGGATCGTTCGATCTCGTCACCGTCGGGCCGCACGATGCAGCAGAAGGCTTTCGTGGGTTCGTCGTCGTTGTCGAACCATTCCCTGATCTTGAACCCGCGCGACCACAGCAGCGCCGGCAGGGCGTCGCCCCAGATGTTGGGCTTGCCGTTGATGACGGCGAACGACTGCATGGCCTGGAACGGAGCAAAGCCGAGTTCAGCGCCGGCCATGATCGCGACCAGGACCTGTTCGGGCTTGTCGACGCCCTTGGGGGTCATGCCGGACGCGGCCATTGCGGTGGCGACGCGGAAGGCTTCGTCTAGCGATTGCGGGACCAGGGCCGAGACCTGCCCCCCGGTCATGATCTGGGGGCGGGGTTGAGTGACGGCGTTCATCAGGCGGCCTCGTTCTTGGCGTGGTTGTCGTTTGCGCTGGCGGCGAGGATTTCGAGTTCGTCGTCGATCCGCTTGGCGGCGTAGGGCGGGAGCGAGAGATATTCGGCGTCGTGCTGGGCGCCGGGGCCCGGCCACTCGCCAGTCTTGAGGCAGCGGGCCATGCTGTTGAGCGCGGCGCGGACCTGCATTCGGCCCCGCTCCAGGTCGTCAGGCGTCAGGGTGGTGACGCGGACGCAGAACGGCGCCGTCTTCTCGACCCAGACCAGGGTGAAGGACTGCATGGGGATGCCGAGGACCGCCTCGGAGGCCATGCCCACCAGCGCGCCTTGCATGGCGTAGTCGTAGGACGCCAGAGACTGCTCCAGCGCCTTGGTGGCGACGCTGACGGTCGTTTTCAGGTCGGCATAATCGCCAGAGCTGTTCGGGATCACATCGGGCCGGCTCTTGAGCCAGATGCCCGCCTCCTCATCCTTCCAGATCAGCGACCGCTCGACATGGCCGTCAAGGATGCCCGCCTTGACCATGGGGTGGCGGCCCAGGCTTTCCGCCATGCCCGTCACCGTCACCAGATCATCCTCGGTGATCACGGTGCGCCCTGCGGCGATCTGCAGGTCACGCCAGGCCTGGGCGTCCTTGGTGCGCCAGCTGTCCCAGACATCGGGCCGGATGGCGAAGTCGTCCGCCAGCCCTTCCCTGCCCTCCAGCAGCAGCTTGTGAGCCAGTCGGCCGACGGCGAAGGCGGGGCGGTCTTCCTGCGGCGCCCGGTTCGGGTTCAGGGGCGATTTGTTCCAGAAGTGCGCCGGGCTCTCGGCCCAGATGGTGCGCAGGCCCGACGACGAAACCGACGGCCCGACGCAGACATCGGAGTGATAGGCGTCGATCGGGATGGCGTAGCAGCCGGGTTCGCTGATCTTGCCGTTGACGGGGAGAGCTAGGGGGTTGTGCAGGGTCATGGATCCGGTCCTCAGAACTTGATGCTGACGGCCGGCACGTCACCGGCGGCGATGGCCAGGACGATGGCGCGGGCGGTCTGTTCACCGACGCCGTGACCCATGATCGCCAGCTTGGCGGCGCCCATGATCTTGGCGCGGTGCTCCTGGTCAGCGGCGCGGGCTTCGTCGGCCTTGCGCTGAGTTTCGGCGGCGGCGGCAGCCTGAGCCTCGGCAAGGGCAATGCGGCGCGCCTCGGCCTCGCGGGCGGCCTCCGCTTCGTCGGCTCTACGCCTCTCGGCGGCGAGAGCCTCGTCGTGCGCCCGCTGTTGAGCGAGGCGTTCCTCGTTTGCGCGAGTCTCCGCAGCGGCGCATGCGGCGTCCTCGGCAGCCTTCGCGGCGGCAGCGATCCGGGCTTGCTCTTCCTCAGCGGCTCGGGTCGCGCGGGCTTCGGCTTCCTGACGCTGGCGCTCAACTGCTTCGGCGGCCGCCTTGGCTTCGGCTTCGGCGCGTTCCTTCGCCTCCCGCTCAGCCGCTTCAGCCCGCAGGCGTTCTAACTCGGCGCGGTCGGCTTCTTCCTTCACCAGGCGGGCATGAGCAGAGGTCAGGGCGGTGACGGTGGCCTCATGTTGAGCAAGGGCCAGCGGCAGCGACGATTGGAACTGACCTTCATCCAGCGCAAAGGCCTTCACGTTGGACAGTCGGTTGGCGACGGTCGCGGCGGTGTCGTCCAACGACACGACGGCGGCGGCCTTGATCCGCTCAATCAGGGCGTCACAGGCGGCGACGCGAGCCTCTTCCTTGGCCTCCCACTCGGTCAGCGGCTTACGCACCTCGTCTTTCAGCGCATCCAGCTTGTCGCGGATGTCTCGGCGGGCGGCGTCGACGAGATTGATCTTCGCCCTCGCCTCTTCGTTCAGCAGCTTGCCGGCGGCATCGATGGCGGTCTTTGTCTTCGCGACCTTGAAGGCCATCGAGGCTATTTCCTTCCGACCCTTCTCGGTCGTTAGGTCGGGCACCAGCTTGTCGGTCTCGGCCTTGATCGCCTCGTAGAACTGATTGAACCGCTCCCGATCCAACAGGACGAGGCCGGGGTTCTCATTGACCTGGGCGACCAGGGCGGTTTGCGGAGTGTATTCTTCGACGGCTCGCAGGGCTTGGGCCACGATGGCCTCCTATGGTTTCCGACGCAGCGGGATGGAGAAGATCGCCAGCAGCGCCACGGCTGCGACGAGGAGGTGAAAAGCGGTCACGCCGCCTCCGGCTGAACCGGATCGGGCAGGAAGGTCGTCAGCCAGGCACGGGCCTGATCGGCGTCGTCGTAGAAGTGCTTGGCGGCGTCATCGCCCAGCAGGACCGCCCCGGCGCCGTGCGGCCCCATGATCTGCTCCAGCAGATACCCGGCCGGTCCCGCCTGATGGACAGCCCAGCCCGCGATGCAATGGGTCGTCTCGCAGGTGTGCCAGTCGCCCATGTTCAGGGCGTCATCGTCCGTCAGAGCGGCGGCTGCGACCGCGGCGATCCGCTGGCGGGCCTCGTCGTCATTAGCCGGCCGCATGGCCTGAACCGCCTTCGGCAGGACGGCACCGCTCAGGACGGCATCGCGCAGGTCGGCACCGCGCAGGTCGGCATCGCGCAGGTCGGCACCGCTCAGGACGGCATCGCTCAGGACGGCACCGCGCAGGTCGGCACCGCTCAGGACGGCACCGCTGTTCGCGAAGGCCACCTTCAGCGCCAGGCCCAGCTTCACGCCTGGCAGCGCGTCAGCGGCGCATTCGATTTCGACCGAGATGTTCGGCAGATGCGACCACCAGGGGCGGCGGGTGATCGTGATGGTCTCTTTGACGAGGGTGGTCATGGCTTCACCGATGAATTGAGGTTGGGTCACAGGAACCAGAGGGCTCCGAGGCACAGGCATCCGACGACCAGGACGGCCGAGGCGCGGATCAGATGGACGGGGTAGCGGCGGGAACGAGCGGGCGAGAAATCCCAGCCCCTGCCCTGCGCCTGGTTGGTGTGGCGCGCGGCCTCAAAGCGAACGTCGATCATGCCGCCCTCGCGATTGCGGCCGGAGGAAGCGGGTCGTCGTCGTTGTCGGGGTCCGAGTTCTCCAGCTTGCGCTGGTTCATCTTCTCCCCGAGGCGGACGGCTTGCTTCGTCGCTTCGGCCTGAAGCTCGATCAGGCCTTCGAGGATGATCGCGGTGAGGTCGCGTTCCTCAGGCTCATAGGCCGAACCCCAGCGCTCCAGATCGTCGCGGACGGTGTCGATGGCCGTGTCCAGGGCGGACATTGCAGCCCCGTCCCTCAGTTCGCTGATGCATTGAAGGCGGGACACCACGCCTGGCAGGATTTCGGAGACATGGCGCATCAAGCCGCCCTCCCCGTTTCGATGTTGTCGTTGGTGACCGACGCCGTCGCCAGCGCCGCGATCTTGGCCCGCAGTTCAGCGGCGCGTTCGCGGTTCTCGGCGGCGTTGAAGGGCTTTCCGGCCTCTTCCTGCTCGCCCGCCAGACGATCCAGCCAGTCGGCCGTCTTCGTCATCTCGGCGGCGTCGGTGTGAAGCTCGGCCTCGGCTTCCTGCTCCAGGCGCTTCAGCTCCTCGCGGGTTTCAGACGTCGGAAGCGGGAAGCTATCGCGGAAGCAGCGAAGGCTCTCGCGCGCCGTGGTGTTCGTGGTGGTGAAGGACATGGGTCACTCCGTTTCGATGGGAGGATGTTCGCATAGTCCGAACTTTACCGCAAGCAGAAAGTTCGCTTTGTCCGAACTATCATGCGCCAGTTTCGGACGCATGCCTCTGGCGAGGGACTCGACTCCGCCGTCCGGTCATGCGGAATCACGTTAACGATTGGAGGAGGTCTGCATGCCGCGTCGGCTGCACTATTTCGCACAACCTTTCACGAGCGGCCGCCCAGGCGAGCCCTATCCGTTCCTGTGCGCGATGGATGCGGAAGAAGGCGGCGCGATCCTGGCGCGGTCAGCAGACGGCGTGCTGGTCTATCAGCAATGGCGGGACGATACGGCGTCCCTCGCCGATGATCCGGAGGTGCTTCAGATCATCGGTGACGTGCCAGCCGACGCCCTGATGATCGACCCAGAGGGCCGCGACCCCTGGCTAGACGACGCGGCCTAGACTCCCGCCTCAGTTGCGTCCTAGATGCTCGGGCACCTGGGGAGGGCAATATGGCAGGGAAGACAGCGGTCGGCTGTGCCGGCTGGGGTGTGGCGGGCTTCCTGCTACTGGCCCTGATAGGGCAATGCACCAACGGCGGGGGTTCCCGGTCAACGACACCACAGGGGCTGGCAAGCATTCCCACCAGCCAAACTCCCACCCGCTGGCAATACGTGCAAGCCGCCACCCTGAACTGCCGATCAGACCGATCAACGTCATCGACCGCGCTTCGCCAACTCTCGATCAACGATTCCGTCGGAGTGCTGGATGAGCAGGGCGGCTGGTCCAAGGTGCAGGGGTCGCCGGACTGCTGGGTCCGCAGCAGCTATCTGGCAGACTCCCGGAAGTACGTCCCACCAGCTAGAGCCACCCCACAACGAGCCTACTCGACCAGCGGCAGCTCATCCAGAAGTGGGTCGTCCAACTCGAGGCGTTCCCGGCCCCAAGGAGCTTACTCCGGCTCCTGCCCGTGCAGCGGGAGCCACGTCTGCATCGGCCCACGGGGCGGCCGCTATTGCATCACTTCGGGAGGGAACAAGCGGTACGGCGTCTAAACAAGCAACGCCATCCGATGCATCTAGAGCGACTGTCCGTCGCAGCGATGCATCGTCATCTGATAGCCTGCCTGGCCTTCCTTGCCGTAACAGATGCCCGCCGCTTTCAGGCGGGCGGTGGCAGCTTCTCGTTGATCGCACGCCGCCATTGTGGCCGGATCATCACCTGACCCACCTCGGCATTGCTCGTTGAGACGGCGCCATTCGTCGATCATGACTGTCTCTTCCACCGTCCACGCGGATTGCACGGGTGGAGCAACATCCGCCGCAGCGGCGGTTTCTTCGGCGCCGATCTCACTCGATGACGGTGAACACGCACCTAAGGCGAACGTCATGAGCAGAAGGGCGGGAGAAAGATGTCTCATCCCTCCAAAACGTCCGCTCGGTCGTCCTGGTTCAGTCCCGCTCACCGCTCCTGCCTCCATAGGCCGGCAGCGCTAAACGACCAAGCTGCAAGAGGCCCCCGGATTTCTTTCCGCTAAAGCTGAAACTTAGGCAGCGTTCGGGCCTTGCTGGCTCATGGCTCACGAGAAATCCATCCAAGAGATACGGGAAGAGCGGGCGGAACTGATCCGCGCGGCCATACCCGAGCAGGATTCTGAGCGACGGACCGCCCTGCTCGTGCAGGCGGACGTCTGTAGCGAGGTGCTGCGCGAGCGCCAGGCCGAGGGCGACGCGGGCGGGATATAGTGGAGCCCATCGCCCTTGGACGCGTTGGATCGCCATGCGCGACGGCCTCTACAGAGTTGGTTTCAGGACGAATCTCGGGACGGGCTCCGGGATCATCCTACTGAAGGAAGGCCGGCTAGTGGGCGGGGACAGCGGATCCTACTACCTGGGCACGTACCGGGTCGAAGGCTCCCATTTCACCGCGGACGTCGAGATCAACCGGCACACCAGCGGGCCAGGCGTGCGGCCGATCTTCGGCATCGAGCATGCCAAGATCAGGCTGGAGGGCGATGGCGCAGGCGATGAAGCCATCATGCATGGGACATCGCCCGATGCACCGCAGATCGCGTTTGAGGCCGTTCTCAAAAGGCTCGCGGATTGACGACCTCAGACGGACAACGGCGGCTCTATACGGAGCCGCCGCTCACCGCATGGTTTTCAATAGGCCGAGGACTGCACGCCGCTGCTCCTCGTCCAGACGGGTCCAGGCGCGGAACAGCTCGTCTAGTGCGGCATCGGCTCCATCGACGTTCGGGTCTTCGCCCAGCAGTTCCGCCGCCGTACACCTAAGCGCCCGCGCCGCGACAACCAGCGACGAACCCGACATGCGGTTCCCGCCCCTCTCGTACTTCTGCAACTGCTGGAATGTCACGCCGAGGTGCTTGGCTAAGGTGACCTGGGTCATCCCCGCCACCACGCGCTTGGAGCGCACTCGGGCGCCGATTGCGACGTCGATTTCTGAAGCTGCTGCCATAGCCACGCTTTAACACTGAACCGAAAACGGACCAACGGCGGCTCCATCAGGGGCCGCCGTTGTGCTGAAGTCACAAGGAGATCACTACGAGCGGGGAACGCTCCTCCTTTAAAGCGATTTAACTTGCCACTATGTATCACCGTGATAGGTAGCAGCCTTGATGGCAAAGGGACCGGGTCCGTGGAACAACGCCGAAGCGACACGTCGTATCAACGACTGCGCCAAGAGCGGCAAGCTGAAGCTCGCATGGCGCATGCACGCCAAGGAGCGGCTGCGGGAACGCGATATCGTCATGGGCGATGTGCTGCACCTGCTGAAGAATGGCTTCGTCCACGAGGCGCCTGAGCCAGCGACCCGCGAGGGTTATTTCAAGTATCTCGTTGAGGGGACGACGCCGAACAGTAGTCGGCGTGCGTTGGGGATTGTCGTGATCCCTGACCCCAAGAGCTGCGAACTTAAGATAGTGACGATTATGTGGAGAGATGAACGATGACTAAGATCGATTACCGCTACGATGAGTGCGGCCTCGACAATGTCATCCTGGTGAACTTGGAATGCTGCCAGGATGATGAGGGCGAAGCCGTCATCATCGTTCCGAACATCAACGTCCTGCACCGATCGCTCGTCAAAGCCGTAGCGGAGAAGGGCACGGCAATGTCGCCTCAAGAACTCCGGTTCGTCCGCACAGAGATCGGCCTGACCCAGGCGGAACTGGCGAATGTCGTTGACCGAGACGCGCAGTCCATCGGCAGGTGGGAGCGTGGCGAGAAGCCCATTGACCGGACCGCAGAGACGATCATCCGCATCCTGGCGCTCCAACACGTCGAGGCAGCGGTGCCAGACGTGTCCGAAGTGGCGAAGTGGTCGGTGGCATCATCGGGCGAACCACCCATTCGAGTGGATGCGTCGGATCCCGACCATTACCCGCTGCTCGCCGCTTGACGCTACCGGCCCCAGCTTCGGTTGGGGCCACCCCCTCCCAGAACTAAAGCCATGTGTCGGCTGGCGCTCACCACGGCCGCTCGATGCGCAGTTCGTATTGGAAGGTCACCTGCACCGGATTACCCAGGAACAGCGCCGGCCTGGCTTCGGCGCGCACCATGGCCGCGAGTGCTTCCCGCTCGAAATATGGACCCGGCTTGGAGATACGGATTACTTCGCAATCCTCGAATAGCCCATCGACGGTCAGCTGGCAGCGGAGATGGGCCCTGACGAGCCGGTAGCCCCTCCCCGGTTCTTCGACGGGCCAGTTTGCCCGTGGTGGGATGATCCAGGTCGGGTTGTTGATCCGGATGTCCTGGCGGCGGACTTGGGCTGACGCGTTATCAGCGACGATGCCCGACGCCACCGCCGTCATGAGCAGGATCGCAGTCCCAAACAACAGCCTCATCGCCGCCCTCTTGTATTAAGGGAGTCAGTCGGCCCGGGAACCAAACCTTTGATCATTCGCAATGCGTTCGAGCCACGCGTTGGTCTGCTTTGCCTCCTGGAGCATGCGATTCATCCAGCCGGAAACGGCCATCACGATTAAGGCGGCGGTGATCCAGATCCACATAGGTCCTCCCGAACTATAAGGGTGTCAGCGACCGTCCGCCCAGGAGCGTGCCAGGACGACACCGAAATCCCGATTGTCGGCGCCATATATGTAGGTCAGCGGCTTCCCGCTCGTTCGCGTCACTCGCACACCGTCGCTGTAGCCCTCGACATCCAAGATGTTGGCGTGCCGGGCCGTAAAGGAACGCGAACCCGCGAAAATGAGGCGCTTGTTTGTCACGACTAGCGTCCCAAAGCCGTGGCTATGACTGTACTGGTATGTTTCTCGCCCGACGTTGTAGCGCCCCATGCGATAGCGGACGCCCTTGACGATCGGAATACTGATCGTCGGCCCAGCGAAGCTAACCGCTCGCGTCCGTTGGCGCTCCTCAAGGGCCTCTGCAGTAACCCACATATGGGCGACCTCTCCTTTTTGGAGGCCGAGAGGCGACGCTACGACAGGGAGTGGGAGGTGGGCGATCCCCCAGGAGTGCTTTGCGCGGAGCAATGCCTGCTCCATCTGGGGCAACAGGCGGATATCCACCTTCAGATCAGCGGCGACCGCCGCCAGAGCACGATCCTCTGAAGGAGTCAGCCAACCGTCTTCAAGCGCCTCAGCGACGCGCTGCTCGATGATGTGATCGGCAGCTTCACGATAGATTTCGACGGCACGTTCAAATGTCAGCCCAATATCGGCGGCAGCCGCCTTCAGTTCCTGCCATTCGTCTTCGGTCAGAACAGAATCCTGTAAGACGGTGCTGACGTGCTGGCGAAACAGCTCTTCTGGCGTTGGCTCTCTCGGCCCGACTTGCTTCTTCAACCACTTGAGCATCTATCCTCCCCCGAGTTGGCTTATGATCAACCCAAGCGGGTGAGAGTCAAGCGGTCAGCCGCCGGTGCCGGTGAGCTGATCAGCTGCAGCCTTCAACACGCCCAGATCTTTGTCAGTGAGTGACGGGTACGCGCGGCGCAGGGCGGCGAACTTCGGATCCTCGCGGAACGGGTTGGTATCCAGGAGATCGCCGGCGACCACATTGAGCGCCTTGCACGCGAGCTCCAGCCAGTCTCGGTTGTAACGCGTCCGGATGCCGCGCTTATTTACCGCGCCATTTTCCAGATCGCTAATCTGGCCCCGTGAAGTTCCCATTTCATCCGCTAGCGCCTCAAGCGAAAGCCCAGCACGATCGCGATAGGCGGCAAGGTACCAGCCAGATGCTTCGCGAAGGCGGTCGTAATCTTCGACCGGCCGAACTTTGGGTTTCCTAGCCATGTTCGGATTGTGCGACCGCGCCGCACACAAGTCGTCACGGATAGTCCGAACGTTGGACTTGTCCGAATGTTCGGATTGTGCGAACGTTGGCCCATGGATATCACCTCTCTCCGCAAAGAACTCGGGCTGTCTCAGGAAGCCTTCGCCGCGCGAGTGGGGCTGAGAAGCAAGGGTCACGTCAGCACGCTCGAACGTACCGGGCTCGCAAGCCTGCGAGTCGCCTTGGAGATCGAACGTCTGTCCGAGGGACGGATCGACGCCTCCACCCTGAACCCTGATGTAGCTCTGGTTCGAAAGTTCACCGCCGAAGCCGCCAACGACGACCTCCCCCACTCGGAGGCTGCCTGACATGCAGCCCTCACCACCCCGCATCCCTCTGGTTATCGAGACGCTCTGCACGGCAGACGCAGCCTACGGCCTTCTGATCGACATCCATAAGCTGGCCATCGACGGCCGCAAGGAAGACGCCCTGCACACGCTGGCGGTCTTGGCGGATGCTGTCGCTGCGCACCGTCCGATCCTGAGGGGCGTCCTGGCCGCCGAGCGTCAGGCTGCACAGGCTTGTGATCTCGCGCAGCGGCCCTCCATCCGGGTCATCGCCAGCATCGGCATAGCCCAACCACATCCTGACGCCGCGAATACGCAATCGCCGTCTCCCACCACCACTGAACCCGCCGCCTGAACCATCGGGCCAGCGCGCCCAACCGTCACCATTGCAAACCCCGGAAACCCGCAATGTCCCGCCTGATCGAAACTGGAGAGGTCAAAGCTCTCTTCCGCCAACTGGTGAAGGCGGCGGGCGGCGTTGAAGCCGCAGCTGTCGAACTGAACGTCTCGCACCAACGGGTGTCCCACCTTCAGAACGCCAGCAACGACGATGAGCCGACGTTCCGGCAGATTCGAACGCTGGAGTTCGTCTCCCGCCGGCCGATCCTCTCGGGCGCCCAGTTCCGCGCCATCAAGGGCGAGGGCGAGGACTGCATCCAGGCCGCCGCCGTCGAGGTCATCACGACCGGAGCCAAGGTCCTGACCCTCGTTCACGACATGGACGCCGATGGCCACCGAGACGCCGGAGAAGTCCGGACGGTTCAGGAGGCGGCGTCCATCCATCTGCGCGAGGCCCGCGAGCTGCATGATGCAGCCGCCCGCCTGAAGCCCGGCGAGGTGGCATGATGCTCGGATACGTCCTCTACGGCCTTCATATCGCCTTTCAGCGGATTGCGGCCCCCATCCGTCAACGTCGGGCCATCCGCGCCCTGCGGCAGGTCTCCGACGCGAAGGACGCCTGTCGGATGGCTCGTGTCCGAGGCGACACCCGAGCCCAGCACGAAGCGGAAAGCCGACTGCTGGCGGCCCGAAACGAACAACTCAGAGCGGAGCTGGCCCTCGTCGCCTCTCGCTACCCGCGACCGCGCTGACCGAACGGGACCGACCGCCCCGTTTGAGCGGTCTTGATGGAGGGCCAGATGGCCAAAGCTTTGACGCCTGACAACGACGACTACGAACCCATCCAGGGGACGGTCGGCAGCATCCCGAACGAGCCCCAGGACAATGGCCTGCCGAGCCATGACGAAATCCGCATGGCCGCGCACGACCAGGTCCAATGGAACCTGAAGCGCAAGGCCCTGAACGATCAGATCAGCGCCTTCCGCAAAGGGCTGAAGGCCAAGGGCCACATCCTCGGCAAGCTGGATGACGAAGTCCGCAAGCTCGAATGGTCGCCGGAAGAATACAAGGCCGACCGGGAAGCTTCCGACCACTACGCCCAGGCGATGGCCCAGCCTGTCGGCACCCAGCTGGAACTCTATGGCACCGAGGCCACGCCCGATCCGGTTCGCGTCCAGCTGAAGTGGCGCCAACTCGGCGTCAAACACGGCATCGCGGGCATCGGCTGGGCCAACGAGCCGCCCGAAGATTGCCCGTTCGACTGCGACCAATCGTATGGCGAGGGCCACGAGGAGGGCCAAGGCACCGTGCGACGTGCCTTCCAGACCCGGCTTGAGCAGGCCAACGCCACCGCGGCGGCGGCCCGCGCGTCGGGCGATGATGACGACGATCAGATCGACATCGAGGACGTAGCAGCCGCCAACGATGACGGCTCCGACAGCGACCACGCTCAGGAAGCCGCCTGATGTCGGGGCTGGCCTTCACCATTCCGGGCGACCCTCGCGGTAAGGGCCGGCCCCGCGCATCCACCATCGGCGGGCACGCCCGCATGTTCACCGACAGCAAAACCGCCAGCTACGAGAACCTCGTCAAGCTGGCGGCCTCTCGGGCGCTTGGCGGCCGGCAGCCCTTTGATGAGCCGCTGGCCATGACGGTCACGGTTCGTATGACCCCAGCCGCCTCGCACAGCGCCAAGAAGCGTCGGGCCATGATCGCCGGCGAAATCCTGCCGACCAAACTCCCGGACCTCGACAACGTCGTGAAGGCCGTCCTCGACGGCTGCAACCGTGTCGCCTTCCGCGACGACGCCCTGGTCGTGCGCCTGATCGCGGAGAAGGCCTACGCGGCGACACCCGGCGTCGATGTCGAAATCCGCCCTATCAACTCCATTCTGCGAGCCACCGCATGAGCATCCTCGACACAATCGACCATGAAGAGATGACGCGTCTTTGGAAGGATGGCGTTCCGGTGGCGGACATCGCCAAGGTCATCGGCGTCTCAGATACGACCGTCCGCGTGCTTCGTGACGTCCTGGGCCTGCCGCCGCGCCAGACCAACCCGTCGAAATATCCGCCTGCGCTGGTGGAGCGCATCTGCGATCTCTGGCGGGAAGGGAGGTCGGGCGCCGAGATTGCACGGACCCTTGGTGTCGGATGGAACCGCAACAAGGTCATAAGCCTCATCAATCGGAACGGGCTGAGCGGCGGGCGTTCAAAGGCTCCTCGGCCCAGCGTCGTCAAGGCGCCGCGCCCTCCTCGCGCTCCTCGACCCAAGGCGGACAAGAAGCCGCAGGCGGCGGCGCCCGCAAAAACCAGGGCCTTCGTTCCCACTCCACCCCAGGACGCCGACAAAAAGCGCGCCGAGTTTGCGGTTGAAGGCCAGAAGGTCATCGCCGGAACCGCCGACGCAGCCAATGACAACGCCATCCCGCTCCTGGAGCGTCGCTTCGGTCAATGCGCATGGCCGGTTGGAACGCCCGATCGCCCGGCCCGCCAACTCTGCTGCGGCGGTCCTGTCGCCGAGAACGCCAACCGTTCGGTCGCCAACTATTGCGCCGGTCATGGACGGCGGGCCGTGGCGCGTGTCCTCGCTGGCGGCGCTCCCGATCCCGAGAAATACGAGCGCGCGATGAGGCGCTGGGCGGCATGACGGGAATCCAAGACATCCGCCTCGCCCGCGCAAAGGCAGACACCATCCAGATCGAAACGGCCCGCATCGAGGGCTCGCTCCGGGTCATCCATGACCTCGCGGGCTTCAGCGCCTGTAACGCCGCAGCGTCGTCCGCCCTGAAGCGTGTCTGTCGGTCGCGTACTGCCAACGACAACGAAGGCTGGATCGCATGAGCCGACAGGAACGCATCATGGTCGAGCGTATCGACCGAGCCCGAGAAGCGCCGACAGCGAAGGCCCATCGCACCCAGCGCGCCATGTATCTCAAGATGCTGGCTCGCCGGACGATCCGCGACCTCGTGGCTGACATCGACTGCCCCGATGAGCGCGCCGCCATCCTCGGCGATTTGATCGACATCGCGGCTGAATACCGCTGGCCTCTGATCGGCCGGGTCGAAACCGCCACCAGCCTGAACAGCGTCGCGGCTGATGTGTGCGCCGTCTTCCGTCTCCCCCGCGCCATCAAGAACGCTGCGGCTGAACATGCGTGGTCGAAGGCGACCGCGGCGAATGATGGGGGCGCGGAATGACCGACCCCTATCGCGAGTTCATCGCCTCCAAGGTGCCGCCGGCGCAGGAGACCGGCTTCGATATCGACCCCGGCCTGATCAATCCCGCCATGAAGCCTCACGCGGCGGCGCTGACCCGTTGGGGCGTGCGCGGCGGACGGCGGGCGTTCTTCACGGCCTTCGGCCTGCATAAGACCTCGATCCAGCTGGAGACCGGTCGGCTGACGCTGGACGCGGCGCACCAGGCGCACGGCATGGACCGGCGCGGCCTGATCGTCCTGCCCCTCGGTGTGCGCCAGGAGTTCAAGCGCGACGCCCTGCAGGTCCTGGGATGGGATGCGGCGCCGGAGTTCATCCGCTCGACCGGTGATGCCCGCGAAGGCATCAGCCTGACGAACTATGAGAGTGTCAGGGACGGAAAGGTCGATCCTTCGGCCTTCACCTGGGCTTCGCTGGACGAGGCCTCCTGCCTCCGGTCGTTCGGCTCCAAGACCTTCCAGACGTTTCTGCCGCTGTTCGACAAGGTGCCGTATCGCCATGTCGCTACCGCCACACCCTCCCCCAACCGCTTCAAGGAACTGATCCACTACGCCGGCTTCCTCGGCATCATGGACACTGGCCAGGCCCTGACGCGCTTTTTCCAGCGCAACAGCGAGCAGGCCGGAGACCTGACCCTCTATCCCCACAAGGAACAAGAGTTCTGGATGTGGGTGAACAGCTGGGCGACCTTCCTTCAGCGACCGTCCGACCTCGGCTATTCCGATGAAGGCTACGCTCTTCCGGAACTGATCGTTCGTTGGCACGAGGTCCAGGCGGACCTTGTCTCGACAGACGTTGACCGAGACGGACAAGGCGCCTTGTTCCGCAACGCCGCCATGGGCCTTCAGCAGGCCGCGAAGGAACGACGAGACACCCTGCCCGCTCGGATCGCCAAGGTCGCGGAAATCCGCGCCGCCAGCCCTGATGAGCATTTCATCCTCTGGCATGACCTTGAGGATGAGCGACGGGCCTTGGAACAGGCCATTCCGGCTGCCGTGTCGATCTACGGCACGCAGGACCTCGACGCTCGCGAGCAGGCCATCATCGACTTCTCGGACGGGAAGATCACGGACCTCGCCGCCAAGCCGGTGATCGCCGGATCGGGCTGCAACTTTCAACGCCACTGCCACCGCGCGGTGTTCGCCGGCGTCGGCTTCAAGTTCAACGACTTCATCCAAGCCATCCACCGCATCCAGCGCTTCGGGCAGACCCGGCCGGTCGAGATCGACATCGTCTACGCCGAGACCGAGCGCGAGGTCCGCCGCGACCTGGAAGCCAAGTGGGCCAGGGACAAGGAACTGCGCCAGATCATGACCGACATCATCCGCAAATACGGGCTCAACCATCGCGAGATGGGAGCCGAACTGGCCAGGGCCTCCGGCGTGGAGCGGATCGAGGCGTCGGGCGAAGGCTGGATCGTAGCGAACAACGACTGCGTCGAGGAAACCCGGCGCATGGAGACGAACTCGGTCGACCTGATCGTGACCTCGATCCCGTTCGCCAACCACTATGAATACAGCCCGAACTACAACGACTTCGGGCACACCGACGACAACGATCACTTCTGGGCTCAGATGGACTTCCTGACGCCGGAACTGATGCGCGTCCTGTCACCGGGTCGTTGCGCTGCCATCCACGTCAAGGATCGGATCCTGTTCGGCAACGTCACCGGCTTCGGCCGGCCGACAGTCTCTCCCTTCCACGCCGAGGCGATCCAGCATTACCTGAAGCACGGCTTCCTCTTCGCGGGCATGGTGACGATCGTCACTGACGTCGTCCGCGAGAACAACCAGACTTACCGCCTGGGTTACACGGAGATGTGCAAGGACGGGTCGAAAATGGGCGTCGGCTCGCCGGAATACCTGTTGCTGTTCGCCAAGCCGCAGACGGACCTGTCCAAGGGCTACGCGGACAAGAAGATCGCCCGGTCCAAGGCCGACTACAGCCTGGCGCGCTGGCAGGTCGATGCGCATGCCTTCTGGCGGTCGTCGGGCAACCGAGCCATGACGGCCGATGAGCTGGCCCAGTTGCCGCCAGACAAGCTGGTGCGCGCCTTTACGGCGTCCAGTCTCGCCGGCGTCTACGACTACGAAACGCACGTGAAGATAGGCGAGGTCCTGGAAACCCGAGGCGCCCTGCCGTCAACCTTCATGGCGCTGGCGCCTGGCTCTCATGATCCCGATGTCTGGCACGACGTGCTTCGCATGCTGACGCTGAACGGCGAGCAGACCAAGCGCGGCCTCGAAAACCATATCTGCCCGCTGCAGTTCGACATCGTGGACCGCGCCATCGAGCGTTGGAGCATGCCGGGCGAGACGATCTACGATCCGTTCGGCGGATTGTTCACTGTCACCAATCGGGCGATCCGCCTGGGCCGCAAGGGACGCGCCGCCGAGTTAAACCCGGCCTACTTCATGGACGGCGTGAAGCACCTTCAGGCGGCGGAGCGTGAACTCTCCATCCCGTCGCTGTTCGATCTTCTGGCGAATGACGATGAACCGTTGGGAGCCGCAGCATGAACCGAAAGGATCTAGTCGCCCTAGAACTCCACTACGCCGGCATGCTGCGCCGGGAGGCGAAGTCGCGCGCCAAACGATACCCGGCTGTTGCTGAGCAGCTGACGAAATGGGCGGACGCGGCGGTGTCGCGTGCCGAGACGATCCGGTGCGGCCCTCTGTTCTCGGAGAAGGCGGCATGATGGACCCGCGCGACGAAGCCGAGGCCGGGGCAGGCCTGCCGCTGAACCTGGAAGCCGAACAGGCCCTGCTGGGCCAGTTGATGTTCGCCAATGAGGTCCACCGCCTCGTGCACGACCAGATCACAGCCGAGGATTTCAGCGAGCCATTCCACCAGCGTCTCTACGGCACGATCACGGCGGCGATCACCTCCGGTATTCTGGCTGAGCCGACGACGCTTCAGACCCGGATGCAGGATGATCCTGCCTACGTCGAGTTTGGAGGGCTGCATTACCTCGCCGACCTCGTCGATCACGCGCCACCTTCCGCGAACGCCCGCGCCTATGCAGAGCAGATCGCGGACACGGCCGTGCGTCGGCGCCTGATCAAGATGGCGTCGGAGACGATGGTTTCTGCCCGCTCGCCCGATCACACCGGGTATGCGGCTGTGGCCAAGGCCCGCGCCGAACTGGAAGAAGCCGAGCGCGGCGCCGCCCCTGAGGACGCGCTGTTCGTCAATGCCTGGGAAGCCGCCCAGGCCCGTATGGACCGGCTGGAACTGGAAGTGGCCACCGGGAAGCCCAAGGGCGTCCAGACCGGCCTGTCGTCCATCGACAAGCGCTTGGGCGGCCTGCTGCCCGGTTCGGTCATTGTCATGGCCGGACGTCCCGGTATGGGGAAGACCGCGCTACTCGGGAATGTCCTCTATGGCGCTGCCCTGCGGAACCCGAACAAGCTGTTCGCGGGCTTCTCCCTGGAGATGGACACCGACCAGCTGAATGACCGGGCCCTGTCGCGTCTGACCGTCGACGAGGACCAGCCCGTCAGCTTCTCCGACATCGCCAAGGTCCAGCCGCTCACTTCGTTCGACCTCAATGCGCTCCATCGCGCCAAGCAGTCGATCCCCCGCAATCTCTGGCTCCGTGACCGCGCTGGCGTCTCGGTCGAGGACGTGAGCCGCGCGGTGTGGGCGATGAAGCGTCGGGGCGACCTGGCGGCCATCGGGATCGACTACCTCCAGCTCATGCGCCGACCGGCCCTCGCCGGCCGCAACGAGGCCAGCGCCATCGCAGAGATGACCGGAGCCCTGAAGACACTGGCCCGCGAGGCCAAGATCACCATCATTCTGCTGAGCCAGCTGAACCGATCCGTTGAGAGCCGGGACGACAAGAGGCCTCAACTGTCTGACCTTCGGGAATCCGGCTCCATCGAGCAGGACGCCGACGCCGTGCTCTTCCCGTTCCGCGAGGTCTACTACCTCCAGAAGGCAGAGCCGAAGGCCCACACCGACGCCCACCTCGAATGGGAAATGCAGGTCGCGGGCCTGCGGACCCACATGGACGTCATCATCGCCAAAAACCGGCACGGGTCCGAAGGCAGCGAGCCTCAGGACTATCGGGCCGAGATCGACCTCATCACCAACAGGAGCGCGGCATGAGCCTGAGCCTTTCCGCCCTTCGTGAACTCGTGACCATCGGCCTCACTGCTGAGCAAATCCTACGTGTCGCTGAAGCCCAAGCAGAGGGCTCCGATACCACACGCCAACGCTCCAAGGCCGCTGAGCGCCAAGCACGCTACGAAGAGCGCAAGCGTCAGAAACCGTCAGAAACCGTCATTTCTGACGTCAGTTCTGACGCTACGGACGAAGGAGCCTCCCTCCCTCTCCCTCCTTCCCCCCAGACCCCCCAACCACCCACACCCTCCCGCGAGTATAATACCCCCCTACCCCCCGAGGGTCGGCAGCGGCGGAAACCGTCCAAGCCGATCCCCGATGGATTTCCGACAGCGGACGCTATCGCCGAGCAGCAGGCCAAGGCTCGAGCAGCCGGGGCGGACCTCGACGTGACGGCCCAGGCCGAGCGGTTCCGCAACCACGCCGCCCAAAACGACCGGCGCTGTGCGGACTGGCGGGCCGCGTGGCGTAACTGGATCGCGGCGGCCATCGAGCGAGCGCCGAAGACCGCCGTCGCCTCACTGGCCCAGCGTCAGGCCCAGCCCGCTAACGAGCGCTGGCGCCGGTGGCTCCGAGAGTTCCGACAAAACCGCTTCTGGCCAACCGACGACGCCGGGCCACGACCCGGTGCGCCCGGCTGCCGCGTCCCGCCCGCCCTGCTGGCCGAGTTCGGCCTCACGCCGACAGCAGCCAACGACCCCAAACCTGACCTGTTCGCCGGAGGAGAAGCGGCATGACCGAGAAGCACACCGATCAGCGTTGGCGAGCCGCCGTAGCCTATCGCAGCTCCGAACTCGGCGAAATCGAGGTGGAACACTTCTTCGAGGAGATCGAAGACCTTGCTGATCTCGTAGAGGCAGGGCCGGATTGGAACGCGATCACCCGCATCGAAATAACCCTCAACCGCAAGGCGTCCTATTCGACGCTCGAAGAGGCGGCCGCCCAATGAGCAAGCAATCCAAAGCCAAGGCCCGCGCCCGCAAGGGTCGGTTCCAGAAGCCCTCCCTCCCCCGGATCATCGGAGCCAACGACAACCATCCGGCGGCGGTGAACGATAACCTGGCGCCGGTGACGATCCGGGGCGTGAAGCTGACGGACAATCAGGCCTATCGGTTCCACCTGGCGGAAACCAAGCTGGCGGACGCCGACCTAGCCATCCGCCGAGACGGGCACCGGATCATGGAAGCGCTGGACCGGGAGATTGACGCCCGGCTTCAGACCGAAGGCGCCGCCCGCGATCTTGATGAGCTGCGCGGCCTCGAGGCTCTGCGCGGCCTCGAGATCGGCGTATCCAAGCAGCAGGGCACCGCCGGCGCCCCGCGTGCCTCACGCGACGGTCTGGAAACGCTGCTGACCTCGAACTCGATCACCACGACCCAGCACGCTGCTGGCCTCCGCTACCGGGCCGACTACGAGCTGTTGGACCCAGAGAAGGGCCTGACCCCGCCGTCGCTCGACCAGACCCGCAAGATCGTCCGTGGTGGCGACGGGTTCGCTCAGAAGCGTAGGGAGCGGGAGGAGTTTGTCCGCGACCTGGAGGCGATGATCCAGGAGGAAGATCGGACGTTCCGGGGCGCTCTCGGCCGATCCGAAGTCGAACGCGTCGGGCGGGCGGTGTGGGCGCTCAGGGAGATCGCGGGGAAAGGATCGAGTTTGCTAACGCTTTCGGGGAGCGGCTCTGTCCAGACGCGGACATCGGTGGCGTTGCGCGCGGCGCTGAACTGTGCAGCTATCGCATATGGCCTTGAATAGCGTTTCGCCCGATCTGGAAGAGCCGCCGCGTCCGCTCACCCCCGAGGCTTTCAATGCTGAGCGCTGGGTGCTCGAACATGAAGCAGCGATGAAGAACTCGGAAGATTGGAGCAAGAGACTTCTGACCTCGCTCGCTGTCGCCAACGCCGCCGGCCTCGTGGCGATCGCTTCTGCCCTTCCAGACACAGGACTGCCCATAGCTTGGCAGATGAAGACGGCGCAGGCTTTTGGCGCCGGACTGATTTTCTCTGGCCTGGCGATGGTGTGCCGCGAAAGGTGGTGGACAGCTAAGGCATATCGGTACGCATGGCTGGCTCGAGAGCCTGAACGCTTTCCCGCCGACGTCAAGGCCATGGTGACTTGGATGTCGCGACCTTGGTGGAGCAAGTTGTTTCGCCCGAGGTCGGCGGCCAATGGCGTGAATCCTAACCATCCCGCACTCTTGGTGCATTGGCGCTCTGGCAAGTGGGATGCCCTCAGCAACCTGACGACGATCCTGGCGACGGCAGCGTTTGTTTTAGCCCTCGTGAATGCTCTCTGGCTTCAAGCCAGTTGACACCGGAGAGGTAATCGCGGACACACGCCATAAGCGCAAGACGCGCCCGATAGACCCCCAGCCACCCGGCCGGGGGTTTTTTCGTGCCCTGAACCCCTCCATGCTCGGATGCTACGGCAATGGCTGGCAGGACGACCCGGTGCCCATCAGTAGTATTTTCCGTCGCTATTAACTGGCGGCGGCGTGTCGTCGCTGTAGGCGGGAGGCGGTGCGTCAGTTCGCGATGCTGTCCCAGCTTTGTAAAACTGCGCTGCGAGCAAAGACCAGAACACGAAGGCAATCACTGCGCCGACCACGGTTATAAAGACCCCCGCAAGCCAGAATCCGATGCCGAGCTTGAACCCTCGCATGACCCAGCCCTTGTTGATCGAGTAAGCAATCAGCTCCGCGTCTTCTGATTGGCGCGAGGTGTAGCGGCCGTCACTATCCTGACGCTTTCCAAAATCGTTCATTGTGCTCTCCGGTTGCGCCGAGCGATATCGCTGATAGCTTAACCATTGGTAGACCAGAAAGCGCACGCATGGCCCGCCCCACCCTCTTCAACGAGAGCTTGGCTGAAGAAATCTGCCGCCGCCTCGCCATGGGTGATCCGTTGGCCAAGATTTGCGCCGACGATGACATGCCCGCCTACTCCACCGTGCGGAAGTGGGAGGTCGAAAATCCAGGGTTTTCGGCGCTTTCCGCGCGGGCAAAGGTCGACGGCACCCACTACATGGCCGACGAGTGCATTGAGATCGCGGACGGCAACGGCGACCCAGCCGACAAGCGCATCCGCATCGACACACGGCTCAGGCTCATCGGGAAGTGGAACCGCAAGGTCTACGGCGACGCCTCCACCTTGAAACACACCGGCCCCGATGGCGGCCCGGTCCAGTTCGCCAATATGACGGAGGCAGAGATTGACGCTCGCCTCGCCGCTATCGCCGGAGGTTCTGAGCCGGCTCCCTCTGGAGAAGAAGGCTGAAGTCCTAGCGCTGATGGAGCGCAAAGCCGAGATCGTCAGGCAGCGAGAGGCTGAGAACGCCAAAGAGCGGGAACGCCAGCGCTTGGAGCGGGACTTCTTCGCCATCCGGGAGCGCTGCGAGACCCTGGCGGGCTTCGTCCGCGAGGCCTGGCCTGTTCTGGAGCCGGACACCAAGCTGGTCTGGAACTGGCACCTCGACGCGATCTGCCAGCATCTAGAGGCCGTGACCGACGGCCGGATCAACCGGCTGGCCATCAACGTCCCGCCCGGTTCGTCCAAGTCGATTATCGTCTCGGTGCTGTGGCCTGCCTGGGAATGGGGACCGAAGGGGCGCCGCTCGCTCCGCTACCTCACCACGTCCTTCGCCGAAGACAGCGTGAAGCGAGACACCCGGAAGCACCGGGACCTGACCCTGTCGGAATGGTATCGGTCGCTCTGGCCTGAGGTGGTCCTGACCCGCACCGGCGAAATGAGTTTCGCCAATCGAGACACCGGAACGCGCGAGGGCACGGCGTTCGGCTCACTGACGTCGAAGCGCGGCAACCGCCTCATCATCGATGACCCGCACTCGACCAAGACGGCCGAGAGCGACGCCGAACGATCCGCCACGGTGCGCCAGTTCCGAGAAGGCTCGCTGAACCGCCTGAACGATCAGGACCGGGACGCCATCGTCGTAGTGATGCAGCGCCTGCACGAGCAGGACGTCACCGGCGCCATCCAGAAGCTGGGCCTCGGCTTCGTCATCCTGATGCTGCCGATGGAGTTCGAACTGCAGCGCCGATGCGAGACTCGGATCGGTTTCAAGGATCCGCGCACCGAAGACGGCGAATTGCTCGACCCCGTCCGCTTCCCCCGCAAGGTGGTGGACGACCTGAAGAAGGGCCTCGGCTCCTACGCCTACGCCGGACAGTACCAGCAGCGTCCGGCCCCACGTGAAGGCGGCCTGTTCAAGCGGTCCTGGCTCCCCGTAGTCGACGCTCTGCCCAATGACATTGTGTCGTGGTGCAGGGCTTGGGACATTGGGGCCACCAAGGGCGGCGGCGACCCCACAGCGGGCGTGAAGGTCGGACGCGCCAGGGACGGCACGTTCTACGTGGTCAATGTCAACCGCGCCCAGGAGAGCCCGTCCGAGGTCGAGCGGACCATTCTGGCCACGGCTTCTCTGGACGGGTCCGGCGTCACTATCCGTCTTCCCCAGGACCCCGGCGCCGCCGGCAAGGCCTACGCCCAAACGCTGGTGAAGATGCTGGCGGGCTATCCGGTCAAGGCGGTCCCGCCCACCGGCGACAAGACAACGCGCGCCACCCCCGCCGCCGCTCAGGCCGAGGCCGGAAACGTCAAGCTGCTCCGCGGCGAATGGAACGAGGCTTTCATGGACGAGCTTTGCACCTTCCCCGCCGGCGCCCATGACGATCAGGTCGATGCATTCGCGGATGCCATCAACGAGTTGGCGCTCGCTCCGCTTCCGGCCCGCCGCGTGAAAGTCAGCTTCTGATGGCCGTGAACGACGCCGACCCCGCCTGGGGCTTTTACGCCGACGCACGAAAGAAGGTCGCCGACCTCTCTGCTGGACGGGAAACCGCCCTGGCGCATGTCCGCCCCCTGCCCGGCCATGATGAGCCGACCGCTACGAAGTTCGCCGAGGGCGCCTACTTCCTTCCCGTCGTAGCCCGCACGCTCGAAGCGTTCGGCGGGCTCGTATTTGGCAAGACGCCCACGCGCTCCGGTCTGGAAGCTTTGGAGGCCTACCTCAAGGACATCACCGGCTCAGGCCAAGACATCGACCGCTTCGCCGAGCAGGGCTTCGACGGCATCCTTGAGACCGGCGGCGTCATGGTGCTGGCGGACTATCCCGATGCCCCTGAGGGCGCGACGGTCGCCGATGCCGAAGCCAATGGCGTCCGCCCGACCCTGAAGCTCTACACCGCCGCGTCGGTTCTCTCGGCCCGGTTCCGCAAGATCGGCGCGGCTCGCAAGCTGGCGCACGTCAGGGTGCTTGAGGCGGTGGAAGAGGAAGACGCCGCCGACGAGTTCAAGCTGGTGACGGTGAAGCAGGTTCGTGTTCTGGACCTCGATGCAACCGGCCTCTATCGGCAGCGGGTGTTCCGCAATACATCGGGCGCCTGGGCTCAGTTCGGTGAGACGGTCGAGCCCAAGCGTCAAGGCAAGCGGCTGGACGTACTGCCGACGTTCTTCTCCAACTCTCGCGACGGAGAGCCGGTCCCCGCCAAGCCGCCGCTGGAGGACATCGCAGACATCTCCATCGCGCACCTGAACAACTCGGCCGCGCTGGAATGGGCGCTGCTCTGGACCGCTAACCCGACGCCGATCTTCAAGGGCCTGAACCTCAAAGAAGGTGACACTGTCCGCCTCGGGTCGAGCGAGGGGATCATCGTCGGCGCCGATGGCGACGCCAAGTTCATGGAGTTCACCGGCGCGGGATTGTCGGAGCTTCGCTCGGCCCTGGAAGCCAAGCGGAAAGACGCAGCGCTCATGGGCGCGCGAATGCTGCTGGAGAATGGTCGCGCCGCCATCGCCGCCGAGACCGCCCGCATCGAGCGCGCCGGCGAGACGTCCGTCGTCTCGGGCATCGCGAACGCCCTTTCGGACTGTCTCACCAAGGCGCTGACCTTCATGGCCGATTGGGCGGGCGTCACGTCGGAAGGCATCGAATACTGGCTCAACACCGATTTGAACCCGGCTGGGCTGTCAGCTCAGGAACTGACCGCCCTCCTCGCCGCCTGGCGGTCGGGCGCGATCTCGCTGGAAGACCTGTTCGAGAACCTTCAGCGCGCCGAGATTGTCGATCCAGCCAAGAGCTTCGAGGATCACCGCGAGCAGTTGGAAGCGGAGGGCGCGGGCCTCGGCACCGTCGAGGATGAAGCAGCGTGACGACCATCGCCTATCGCGACGGTGTTCTAGCCGCCGACACCCAAGCGACTGATGGTCATGGATGCACCAATGGCCGCGTCATCAAGGTCGAGCGTCGCGGGCCCTTCCTTGCGGCGTCCGCAGGGCAAGCCTGCTTCGCTCGCCGGTTCCTCGACTGGTTCAGGAGTGGCATGCCCGGTGATCCCGAAATCGGCAACGCCGAGTGCAATGCGGACGGCATGATCTTCATGCCAGATGGTCGCATCATCGAGTTCTCGCCGTTCGGCAGCAAGACGGTCCACGCCGAGTTCTACTCGACAGGTTCCGGCATGGACTACGCCCTCGGCGCAATGGCGATGGGCGCCACAGCGGAAGAGGCGGTGCGTGTCGCGGCAAGGTTCGACAACAGCACCGGCGGCGAGATCACCGTCCTGAGGCGCTGAAATGGCCACCGACCGCGCGATCCGCGACGAGGCGGTCCTCCACCGCATCGCCCTCTCCCGCTACAGCACGTCGCTGGTCCGCAAGGTGCTGGCGCAACTGAACCGGGTGGATGCTGATCTGGTCGCCCGAATCTTGCACGCCGACAATGAGGGTCGGGACCCGGCTCAACTCGAGCGGATGCTCGAGGAGATCAGGGCGCTCCAGGCCGATGGCTGGGTCGTGGTGCGGTCACGGATGACCGAGGACCTGAACGGGCTCGCTGCCAGCGAAAGGGATTGGAACTTCGGGCTCGTTCGTTCGGGTTTGCAAACGTCTGGGATCGAAGCCGTGCCGATGTCGCCATCGACCGCCCAGGTTATCGCAGCGGTCAATGCTCGCCCCTTCCAAGGCCGGTTCCTCAAAGACTGGCTGACCGACGCCGAGGCCGGATCAGCGAAGCGGGTTCGCGAGACAATCCGGCAGGGCTTTATCGAGGGCCGCTCGGTCTCCGACATGGTCCGCCAGATCAGGGGCACGAAGGCGCTCCAATACCGCGACGGCATCCTGGAGGTCAGCCGGCGCGGCGCGGAGACGATGGTCCGCACGGCCGTCACCCACACAGCATCGGTTGCCTCGACCGAGACCTACAAGGCGATGGGCGACCTAGTTGTCGCGGTCGAATGGGTATCGACGCTGGACGCTCGCACGTCTGTCGTCTGCGCTGGTCGTGACGGTACGGTCTATCCCCTCGAGAGCGGCCCACGACCACCCGCCCATCCGAACTGCCGGAGCACGACCATTCCACGCCTGAAGGGTCTGGAGCCGGCGCCACGCCGGACCTATGCCGAATGGCTGAAGGACCAGCCCGACGAGGTTCAGGATGATATCCTCGGTCCGACCAAGGCCGCCCTGTTTCGCGCCGGCAAACTGACGCTGGACCGCTTCATCGACCGCTCCGGCAAGGTGCTGACGCTGGACCAGCTTCGGAAGCGAAACGCTGGCGCATTCACAGAACTGCCCGCATAGTCCGCCTCATGGGATCGAGCCCCTTCCGTGTGATCGACGGCGGCACGCCGGACAAGCCGAAGCGGCCGAGGAAGGCCCGCGCCCTCACGCCATGGGAATGCCGGATCTGCGAGGCTGAGATTGGTATCCGCACGCGGTCGCTGATCAAGGTCCGCGACCAGGCCTTCCAGGATCAGAACCTGAAGATCACCGGCGGCATCGATGTCTGGGCCTGCGCCTGCTGCATGGCGCGAGGAAAGGTTACGCCGGTCACGGCCTGAAGGCGCCGAACCGATATCAGGATGAGCCCGCCCACACCGGCGGGCTTTTTCATGTCTCGAGCAGAGCCGGGGCATCCACCAGGGCGTGAGCTGAGCCGCGCCCCCTCTGTCCGCTGAGCGGGAGGAACTACCCACCATGAATACCACCAAGAACCGCCTTTTCGGCGGCGGCTCCGTGCTGCCTGCCGTCTATGCCCCTGCCTTCGGCGCCCCTGGCATGCTCCGAGGCCCAACCATTCCCCGCGCCCCTGACGATGACGGTCATGGCGGCGGTGGAGACGGCGGCGAGGGCGATGATCCCAAGCCCATCGACCCGGCCGCGCACGAAGCGCTGGCGAAGGCCCATGAGCGCCTGAAAAAGGACGCCAAGGCCGACCGCGACGCCTTGAAGGAACTCCGAGCCCAGTTCGAAGCGAGCGAGGCCGAGAAGGAACAGGCCGAAGCCGAGAAGGCCAAGGCCAGCGGCGACGTCGAGGCCGTGCGGACCCAACTCGAAACGAAGCACGCCCGCGACCTGAAAGCCGTAACCGACCGCGCCGAGAAAGCCGAAGCCCAGGTGCAGAAGCTGGTCATCGACAACGGCCTATCCGCTGCCTTGGACGAGGCCCGCGTGAAGCCGGAACTGAAGCGTGCCGCCACCGCCTTGCTGCGCGAGGGCGTCGAACTGAAGGACGACGACGGCGAGCCCGTCGCCATGAAGGGCGGCCTGCCGCTCGCCGACGCGATCCGTCTCTGGGCCGAGGGTGACGAGGGCAAGCCCTTCGTCCTCGCCGGCAACAGCGGCGGCGGTGCTCCCGGCGGCGGCAAGGGCGGCTTGAACGCCCCGAACCCATGGAAGCAAGGCCCGACCTTCTCCCTCACCGAACAGGACCGCATCACCAGGGACAAACCGGACCTGGCGAAGCGTCTGAAAGCCGAAGCCGAGGCGGCTTAATCGCCCTCGGCGCACACGCGCGAGCCACCCGGCCGCGTCCCCTCTGAAAGGAACAGGACATGGCCGTCACTCGGCTTTCCGATCTCGTCTTCGGCGAGAACTTCAATGCCTACACCGTCGAGCGATCGACGCGCCGGAACGCCTTCGTGGCAGCGGGCGTGATGGTCGTGGACCCGGCCATCGCCGCGTTCATGAGCGACCAGGGCTTCCTCGTGAACATGCCGCACTTTAAGCGGCTGGCGAACGATGAGCCGAACGCCTCCTCCGACAACCCGGCCGATGTCGCCGTGCCGAAGAAGATCGGCACCGGCAACGAAATCGCCCGTAAGCTGATGCGGAACCAGGGCTGGTCCTCGGCTGACCTGACCGCCGCCTTCATCGCCCAGGATCCGCTGACCGCCATCGGCAATCAAGTCGGCGACTACTGGACCGGGGTGAACCAGACGACCTTGCTGAAAATCTGCCAGGGCATCCTCGCGGACAACATCGCCAATGACGGCGGCGACATGGTCAAGAACGTGGCCACCGACGCCAGCGGTGATCCGGTGGACGGTGAACTCTTCAGCACCGACGTTGTCCTGGACGCCGAACAGACCATGGGCGACGCCAAGGGGTCGCTCGCGGCAATCGCGGTGCACTCCGTCATCCACACCCGCATGCGTAAGCAGGGTGCGCTGCTGGACATGTTCGATCCGGAGACGGGTCGCCTGCTGTACCAAACCTTCGACGGGAAGCGCGTCATCGTCGATGACGACATGCCTGTCGTTCAGGGAGCGAACCGGAAGACCTTCACGTCGATCCTGTTCGGTAACGCCGCTTTCCGCTCGGGCCTCGGCACGCCGAAGACCCCGAACGCCGTCTCCCGCGAAGAAGCCGAGGGCAACGGTGAAGGCGTCGAGACGCTGTGGAACAGGCGCCACGAGGTGATTCATCCAACTGGATTTGCGGTCGCCGGCACGCAGATTTCGAGCAACGCGACCCCGACCTATTCGGCGCTGGCGACGGCGTCGAACTGGAACCGGGTGTTCGACCGCAAGAACATCCCGCTGGCGTTCGTCCAGACCAACGGCTGATCGGCCCCAACAACCTGAACCAAACGGCCGCCTTGAGCGGCCTTTTTCATGGAAGGAGACGGCCGATGGCCGATACCGACAAGAACGTCCCGATCAGCGCCCCGCTGGACGGACAGATCGCGCTCACGGCGCACAACAACGGCGACGGCACCTGGGCCGTGAAGCGCGGTCCTGACGGCCCGATCCTCAAGGACGGTATCTCCCGCGAGGAAGCCCTGGCCATCGTGGGAGCCCCGACCGGTCCTCACGATCCGGACACCGACGAGGACGCCACCGCCGCCGGCAAGCGCGCCGCTCTGGAGAAGAAAGAGGCCAAGCGTGAGGCCTCCGAAATCTTCCAAACCGACGCCGAGGCCGGCGACCCCGCCAAGGTGGCGAACAGCGACCTGCAGAAGGCCAACGACGAGAACGCAGACCTGCGCCGGTCCCTCGCTTCCAAGGACGAGGAAATCCGTCAGCTTCGGGCCCAGGTCGCCAAGTTCGACAAGGACGGTGACGGAAAGGTTGGCGGCGGCGCCAGCAAGGGGGCCGCTGAGGCTGTCTCCAAGACCGCCGGCGAAGGCCCGTCCAAGGCCAAGAACGGGGAGGCCTGATCCATGGCTCTCCCCCAAGGCTCGCCCCGGTCGCTGAAGCGGCTGTGGGTCTGGCTTACCGAGCGCGAGCAGGCGCTGGAAAACCCCGTCCTCGCCCTGCTCCCGACTGAGTTGGGAACGGCGGGCCAGGTGCTTGCCGTGAACGAGGACGCCGATGGTCTGGAATGGGTCACGCCTGAGGGCGGGGCCTGACCATGGGCATGGTGGTCGAGAATGGTGTGGTGAGATGGTCTGCGGACCCGCTCGCTACGGCCGAACAGGCTGACGCCTATGCCGAGGCTCGAGGGTGGTCCGATTGGGCCGCCCTGACCGGGCCTCGCAAGAGCGCCGCCATTCTCGACGCCTCCACCTTCATCCGGTCCTCCTATCGGCCGCCGGCTGTCGTGAGCGACGCGGTTGAAGCCCAGATCGCGGACGCCGCCATCGAGGCCGCACGGCTCAGCCTGTCGGGTCCGTTGCTCGGCGGCGATGCGGCGGGCCAACGCGCCCGCAAGTCAGTGAAGGCCGGCAGTGTTGCGGTCGAATATGAGAGCGCCTCATCCCGCGACCTCCGAACCGCCCGCACCGCCCTGGTGAGCGCGATGCTCCGCGCCGCTGGTGTCTATGAGGTCGGGTCCGGCGTGAACGTCCGGCTCGCGAAGTCATGAGCATCCTCGACGGCCTGCCGGCTGAGATCGCCGAAGCGCTCGACGACGTGTTCCGCGACGCGACGCTGAAGGTTCCCAGCGCCCAGGTTTCGGACGGTCAGGGCGGATACACATCTGGGCCTCCTACCGATCATCCCTGCAAGGCGCTGGTCGATGACTACAGCGACTTCCGCAGGCTCAGCACCGGCATCCCGGCGAACGATCGAAAGATCATCATTCTGGCGGCGAGCCTATCCGCCGGCGTCGCCCCCGCTGTCGGCCACACCGTCAGCGCCGAGGGTCGGAACTGGCAGATCGTCAGCCTCTCCCGCGACCCCGCTGGCGCGACCTACGAAGTCCAGGGACATTGAGATGGCCACCGTCACGATCGATCTGGCGGCTCTGGACCGCATCGGCGAAGAGAAGGCGACACGCGGGCTGCAAATGGCCGCGCTGCAAGCGGAAGCCATCACCAAGGCGAACCTCTCGCGAGCCGGGACCGGGCGCATCTATCCCCGTGGCGAGAAGACCCACCAGGCTTCGGCTCCCGGTGAACCGCCCGCCGTCGACACCGGTGAACTACGGAACAAGACCCAGGCGGACACTCAGGTCCGCCGCGATGGCGACGACCTCGTGTCCCGCGTCGTCCAGAACGTCGAGTACGCACTTTCCCTCGCCGTTGGCACGGAGCGGATGGCCGCCCGCCCCTCGCTCCAGCTTCTCGCCACCGAGCATCAGGACGACCTGAAGCAAGCGTTCGTCGCCGGAGCCAAGGCATGAACAGCACCTCCGCGATCTTCGCTCGGCTCGCGTCCGTCGTTCCCTTCCTGGAAACCTACACGCCGCCGCAAGGCCCCTCGCGTCCAGCCATCTTCAACGACCAAGCGCCCGCCGACTTCGTGTTCGATAAGAAAGCCGCCATCGTCATCGCCGCGCCCTCCGCTGATGCCGACGCCAGCACTTTCAGCGAGACCATCCGGGACGTGACCCAGGACGTCCGCATCTACGCCCGCGACACCGGCACGACGGCGATGATCGACGCCCTGGGATGCACCATCCGCGACCTCTTCCACCTCCAGGCCTCCGAGATCGAGGTCGGGGACGGCACCTGCTCTCTCGCGACCGCCACGGGGCCGGTCGCGTCGCCGACCACTGACCCCTCGCTGGTCGGTCGGCGGGTTCAGCTCCGGCTCCAACTGAAAAAGGACTGACCTATGGCCTATCTGGCTCAAGGCGCGATCAAGGTCGAGGTCAACCTCGGCACTGACGAAACCCCCGACTGGACCAACGTGCCTGGCGTGACCGTGGCGAACGGCCTCGGCTTCTCCGAGAACCGGATCGACACGACCGACTTCGACACGGCCCCCGGCACGACCGAAAGCATCTCGGGCGCCAGGCCGAACGTACCGCTGACGTTCACCATGCACGATGAGCCGGAAGACGATGCTCAACTGGCGATCCACGAGGCCTGCGACGACAACGAGCCGATCGGTATCCGCCTGATCCGCGGTGCGCAGGCCCAGACCTTTAAGAGCGTGCCGACTGTCTCCCTCGCCGCCCCGGTCAACGGCGTGGTGACCTACAGCGTTTCCGCGACGCCGGACGCCAAGCCGACGCGCGGCGCCGTGGGTGGCGGCGGCGGCGGTGGAGGTGGTGGCTGACCATGAACGACGCCCGCCTCGGCATCGTCCGCCTCCCGCTCCCCGATGGGAGGGAGGTGGCGTTGCAGCTGACATTCGCGGCGCTAGACGCCAAGGGCCACGACTGGCTGTTGGAACAGTTCAAGGTCTTGCAGAAGGGCCGCGCCGGCGCATCGTCCGCCCTTGGCGAGCTGCTGGAGGTGCTGAGCGATGGCGCGATTACTAAAGCGGATGTCCTGGCAGCGCCGGCCGCCGCCTTCCCGCTTTCGCCCAGCATGAAAAGCTGCTGGGACGCCTGGGAACTGGCGCAGTACGGCCCAGCCGGGAGGTCCGCCGAAGCTGGCCCCGCAAACCCTCGCCAGTCCCGTCCGACCCTGTTGAGGCGGCTCTTCGGGCGGCGCTGAAAAGCGGACTGACCGAAGCTGAGTTCTGGTCTCTCACGCCCTACCGGCTTGGGATGATCCTGACGGAACGAGGGCGCGCCGAGGCCGCTGGCGCCCTCTGGATCGGATGGATGGTCGCTCGCCTCGCCGTCGAGCGTGAGCCGACACTATCGGGGCCCGCTCACTATCACCGCCAGTTCTTCGATCAACAGGCCAACGACGCGGACGCCGAAGCCCTGGCGGATGCGGAGTTCGCTCGGATCGCACGGACGTTTAGCGTCGAGATCGTGGACCTCGACGCCGTCCCTCCCTCAGAATAGGGTCAGGGGACGGAGGGACTCATGGTTGGTATGCTGCAAATCCTGATTTGGCTCGGATGCACGGTCGTCGTACTGCTGGGCATCATCACCCTTCAGATCGGCTTGGCCTCCACCAAAGAGAAGAAGGGTGAGCTTGTTGCGTTGGGCTATGCGGCCGTGGCCATCGGACTTGTCGCGGCAGTGATATGCTTTGGCCTCGGAGAAACGATGGCCGCCAGCATCGGCGGAAGTTCGCCTTTTTAGTCGAGTCCACCCGACTTAATCAGCGCCTCTATCCGGGGCGATCCTACGGGGTCGCCCTTTCCGCCCTGATCCATACAACGCGGTCAATGCATTGTATGGATCAGGCGAAGCGGTTCGAGCATAGGAACGCGGATGCCGGGTAATCAGGCTACGTGAGTTACCGGCTCAATGTGGCGCAAAGCATCGCGGTTCATGATCGCATCTCGCGACAGATCATGCTGAGCTTGGAGGTTCATCCAGAACTCGGGGGAAGTATCAAAAACCTTCGCCAAGCGCAGTGCGGTGTCAGAGGTTACGGAGCGTTGCTCCCGCACCAGCTGCTCGATGCGGCTACGGTCCTTCAGGCCCATAGCCTTTGCGAGGGCGCCTGCCGAAAGGCCGTAGGCCGGCAGATAATCCTCGCGCAAGTGTTCGCCTGGATGGGCCAAAGGGGTGGCAAAGGTCGTGTAATCACGAACAGCCATTTGTTATAAATCCGGTTCAATATGAGTGCCCGAAGGCGATGTGAGGTGGAAGGGGCCGACGCCCCCTCCGGTTAGTGATAGTCGGTGAACTCGACGTTCTCGGGGCCGAACTCGCCCCATTCAAAGCAGATACGAAACTGGTCATTCACCTTGATGGCCCACTGACCCTTGCGGTCTTCGGTCAACTGGTGAAGTCCGTTCCCCGGCGGAAATCTCAAGTCCGTGACGGCTGTAGCGGCGTCGATGGCTTGGAGCTTGCGGCGGATCGTTTTCAAAAGGTCAGATGGGATGCCCTTGGGGCTCTCACCTTTGAAAACTGCTTCTGTTCTGCGATCGTTAAATGACTGGATCATCTCCCCTCTCTGTTATCGATGAGGAGAATGTAGCGCTTCACGCTACAGATTGCAAGGGAAATGTAGCGAGACACGCTACACACGCTCGAACGTAACGGAGCCCAGCATGACAGAAGCTGAAGTCAGGGAGATCGTGGTCACGCCGGAGATGTTGAGGGTGGGATATCGGGCGTACGCCGAGGCAACGCGGTGGCACGGCCCTGGCGGCCTGGACGAAAACGAGGGCCTAGAGGCCGCGTTCCCCGAAATGCCTAAAGTCTGGGTTGCGCAGGGATCACCGGTTTCACGCGGGCCAAGACGTAGCTGATCATTTGGACGGACGCTTCAAAACGCCAGCGGTTGTCGCTCAACTTCTCGTCACGTTCGAAGAACACGACCCTTATGGACCTCACCTGCCCGTCCGCATCTGGTGAACTGATCATCAGTCCGTCGCCAGGTCCTCCGTTTATCGCCGTCCGCTGAGTCCAGAGCACCGGCGTGCGAAGCTTCTGACAGTGCTTTGCCACAACAGCATCTTCGAATGAAACACCGGCAGCTCTGTGCGCAAATGCGTTGCGGATTCGAGCGATGAGCGCGAGATCGTGCCGGATGTCCTCCCCGAACAATCCAAGCATGTGACATAGCTTAACGCGCGGCATGAAAGCGCCCAGCGCTCCCTCTGGGGCCAGGGTCCGCTCACGGTCGTCTCCTCCCGGCAACAATGCGACTGACAAAAGGTCTTTCAATCGATCTTCGATCGTCGCCGTCGCAACAATAGCCATCACCCGATCAGTCGCTGATTGGATCTCAGGAAGAACGTCTTCGCTAAGGACGTGACTCCAAAAGTTGGTCTTGCCGGCAATGCGATCCGGTAAGGGGGGAAGGTCCAGCATGATCGACACTGTTTTATCGTCCCGCATCGCGCCCCGCTGAAACTTAGCATCAGTGTATGTGCGTCACCCTGCGGCGCCGCCCCCTCCCCGTCACCCTGAACAGAATTCGAACGGCTCGCTTCGGCGGGCCTTTTTCTTTGGAGGTCGCATGACTGACAGCCCCGTCGTCGGCAGTGCTTCTTTTGAGCTGCGCGCCACCAAAGACAAACTGAAGCAGGACCTTGCGGAAGCCGAGCGTGACCTGAAACAGGCGACCGGCTCGATGGAGGGGGAAGTCAACAGATCGACCGCGGGGATTAGCGGGGGGTTTGCTCGTATGGGCGGCGCCATCAGCACGGGCATCGTGGCGATTGTCGCCCTGCTCGCCACCGCTGTGGCTGGCATGACTAAGCTGTCGTTCAGCGCCCTGCGAATGGCGGATGACATCGCTAATACGGCCCGCAAGGTCGGCGTCGGCACAACGGCCCTGCAGGAATGGAGGCATGTCGCTCAGCAAACAGGAGCGACGGCACAGGATGCAGACAGGGCGCTCGACAGCTTCGCCACAAAGCTAGCGCAGGCCACGGCCGGCACCTCGAAGGAGGCCGTAAAGGCGTTTGCGCTCCTCCAGATCGGTTCCGACCAGCTCAAGAGTTTCAAATCGACTGAAGACGCTCTCGATCACGTCACGGACGCCATCAAGAACCTTAAGTCCGAAGCAGATCGCGCCGCTGTCGCCGAGGCTCTTGGCCTTGGCCCTCTATCGAACGCCCTGCGCGACAGTTCCGTCGATGTAGCAAAGCTGCGCGATGAGGCCAGGGCGCTCGGGCTTGTCCTGGATGAGGCAATGGTTCGCCGGGCTAGCGAAGCGCAAGGCGAGATCGACACGCTGGCGCGGATTATCGACGTGCAGTTGAAAGGCGCCTTCATCGACCTGGCGCCCGCCATCCTCCAAGCGATCTCGCTCGTTGCGCAGTTTGCGGCTTCCCTCGGAGACGCCCTCGATAGCTGGCGCCAGCTGGACACCAGGACGGCGCGCGGCCTTCAGAGGGAGGATCAGCGTTTGGCGCGAGAGCAGTTGGCTCTCATCAACGCAGCCGGAGCACCTGGACATATGCAAGGCGCCGTCCGCGCCAGGCGGGTCGAAGGTGAGGACTATACGGTTGTGGGAATGCGGGATCGCGGCGGCGCCAAGCTGCCTTCGGCGGTCAACGACCCGACCTTGAACTTCTGGGAGAACCAGGCCCGCAACGGCAGGGGGTCAAACCGTGTCGTTGATGTGTATGCTCAGGAGCATTTCGATGCTCTCAATTCCAGGCGCGAGGAAATCGCAAAAGAGCTTCAGTCGCGGGCTGAAATCACCGCCCCTGTTCGGACGGATCGTCCCACAGGCACGACCATCACGCTTCCTCCGTCGCGGACGCCCGTTGACCGGTCCGCCGAGCGCGAGGCCCGCCGTGCCGAACGTATCGAGCAGGAAATCTTCCGCGCCCGCCAGCGCCTTCTTCAGGTCGCCGAGGGTGACATCCTGACGGCGCAACAGCGCTTCGACCTGGCTCAAGAACAGCTGAAGATGGATCGGCAGGCGCGTGACGCCGAGATCGAAAGCAAGGCCAATCGGGGGGAGATCAAGGCTTCTGAACGCCGGCAGCTGGAAGCAGCCAACGCCTCTGCTGACGCGCTGGAAGATCGCGTCATGGCGGACAATGCGTTCCGCGAAATCCAGGACGAACGCCTCGCCAACGAGAAGCTGCTGGCGGGGCTGACGGCCGATCTGCTGTCGCTGCAATCTGGCGCCGCCCGCACCGCTAAGGAGCGGCAGCGGATCGAACTCGAGATGCTGGAAATTGCGCAGCAGCAGCGGCGGGAAGCCTTGAGGCTTCAGCTGGACCGCAACCCGTCGCTGACCGCCACTCAGCGCAATGACGCGATGGCGCAGAATGGTCGGATCGACGCGGCCGAGCGCGATGCGGTGCTTCGCAATACCTTGTCGCCGTTGGAGCGGTGGCGCGACGAAAGCCTGAAGACCGCTGGCGAGATCGCCGAGGCCTATGAGAACGTGGCGGCGCGCGGACTGGACGCACTGAACGATGGCCTGGTCGACGCCATCATGAACACCCGCTCCCTCGGCGGCGTGTTCAGCGCCGTGGCCAAGCAAATCCTAGCAGACCCGCTCTCGATCAGCGTGCGCCGGGGGATCACCGAACCGCTTGGCGACATGCTGTTTGGAGGCGGATCAAGCGGGAGTGGCGGGGGCGGCCTGTTCTCGGGCCTGGGCAGTTGGCTGAAGGGGAAAATCCCCGGCTTCGCCAGCGGCGTCCAGAACTTCGGCGGCGGACTGGCCTATGTCCATGCCGGTGAAATCCTGGCCAACCTACCTCAAGGAACCGACGTGATCCCCGCCCATGCTGTTCAGGCCACGGGGAGCAAAGGCGGAACGCAGGTGTTCGACATGCGCGGCGCTGTCGTGACCGCCGACCTGCTCGCGGACGTCAACCGCCAGGTCGCCGCCGGAACCGCCACCGCCATCCGCTCCTCAGCGACCATCGCCCGTAAGGGTGCAGCAGCCGTCCAGCAGCAGCAACGCCGACTTGGAACGACCTGATGGACTATTGGCCCTGGGACTTGCTGACACCCCGGAAAGACCGGTGGCGTCTGCGAGGGGTGACGATCAATGGCGGTGTGACTGTGGAGGGCGCCTCGCCTCGCGCTCGCACGGACGGCGGCGGACTGTGGGTCGGCGAGCAGGACATCCTTGTCCATGGGCGGGACGCCATCAAGGCGATCCGCGCAATCGAGGCCTGTCTTGATGCTGGCATTGGCCAGATGGTGGTTTGGTCGCACGAGAAGCCATTCGCGCCCGGCGATCTGACGGCATCGGAAGTCACACACAGCGACGGTTCGCCATTCGGAGACGGATCGCCCTACGCCTCGGCTCCAGCCGGTGCGACCATCTCGACCTCCGCGCCGAAGCGCGCGACCGTCTTGAGCATCGCCATGGTTTCCGGGGCGATCCAGGGCGGCGAGAACTTCTCGATCACGCACCCGACCAAGGGTGTTCGTCGCTACAGGGTCGCTCGGGTTTATGGAGACCAGATCACCATCCGACCTCCTCTGCGCGAGGCGGTCTTGATCGGCGAAGAGATCAACTTCCTCCGCGTCGGGTGCGTCTGCTTTCTGTCCAACCCTGACGACTTCCTGGACGCCCTGGATGCGCAGCGGGGGTCCGATCTCCTGCTCGCCACAGCACAATGGGTGGAGGCCTTCTGATGCTTCCCGAACAGGCCGCCGCCATGTCCGCGCTTCAGGCGCCGCGGTATTCGCTTTTCTTCCTCCTGAAGACCAAGACGGGTTTCGTGCGCGCCTGGCTGGGCGTGGGTGATTATGACCTCCCCGCCGATGACGTCGATCAAACGGGGGGAACCTACCTCGGCATCGGCCTTGTCGGTGACATCCCTGCCCTTCGCCAGCTTGTCGGGGGATTGGCTGAGAGGGTCGAGTTCACCCTCAATGGCGCCGACGAAATCACCCTCTCCCTGGCGGACGAGGACGCCGCCGAGGTCCGCTCGGCACAGGTCAATGTGGGGGTGATCTTCTTCGACGAGGACTGGCAACAGGCCGACGAGATCGCATGGCTGTGGGATGGGACCGCGGACGTTCCAGCGGTGGATCGCGACGCCACTGAAACCGAGATCACTCGCCGCGTCACGCTGTCCGTAGGGTCCGGCTTCACTGACCGGACGCGACCGCAACTGGCCTTCTACACCGACGCCGAACAGAAGCGCCGCTCGCCCACGGACACCTTCTGCGCGCGGGTGGCGTCCTACTCGGTCGACTCCACCATCACCTGGCCGGCGCCCGGCTGATGCTCTCGACATTTCTGGAAGACCTGGCCCGTCAGCCCTTCGTTGACGGCGCGGCGGACTGCGTCCTGAGCGTCGCGGATTGGATCGTGCTGAAGGGCCATCCCGACCCCGCCGAACCCTATCGCGGCCGGTATCGGACCGCCCTGGGTCGCCAGCGCCTGATCCGCCGGTCGGGCGGGTTGATGGCCTTGATGTCAGATGGTGCGGCGCGGGCCGGCCTCTCTGAAACAACGAACCCGGTTCGCGGCGATGTCGGTCTGATCGAAGCCTATGGCCAGACGGTCGCGGCGATCTGCCTGGGCGAGCGCTGGGCGATCAAGGGCGATGGCCTGGTCGTTGCCCCGGCCGAATGCCTGCTGATGGCCTGGAGGGTCTGAATGCCGCAAGCCATCCCGGCCGCCGCCGCTGCCTTCGCCAACTGGGCCTTCGCCGCGACCGGCCTCGCCTACGGGGGCGCGGCCCACGCCATTGTGACGGCAACGCTCTACTATGGCGCCCAGGCTGCGCTCTATTCGGCCGTCAGCATGGGGTTGAGCGCCGTTGCACAGGCGCAGGCGCCAGACCCTGAGGGACAGAAGCTCACACGCAAGCAGCCGCGCCCGATCCGGGTCCATGCGGTTGGAGGCCCTTCGCGAATGTCGGGCGCCTACATGCTGCGCGAGGCTGTCGGCAACAAATACGGCGCGGTCCTGGCGGTCTGTGAAGGGCGTTTGGCGTCGGTAGACGCCGTCTATGAGCACGACAACCGCGTCACCCGTAACGGCGATGGCTGGGTGCAGGGCATGGCCGGCGAGCAGTTCGGGTCCGGGGACCTGCTCCGCATACAGACGCGCCTCGGAAATCCGACCGAGACCCACTACGGCATGCTGACGCCGAACTTCGGCGCCTACTGGCCCACCTCGGCGCGCGGCGATGGCGTCGCCTCCATCGGCATCTTCGCCCAGCACCGTTCGCGCGAGAGCTTCGCGCGCCATTTTCCGAACGGGGAGCCTTCGGTCTCCATCGTCGGCGGCGCTGTCTGCTACGACTGGCGGGACGTCACGCAGGACCGCGAAGACCCATCGACCTGGAAAGCCAGCTGGAATCCGGTCGTCTGGCTGGTCTTCGTCGAGTGGCATCGCCACGGTCGCAGGTGGGAACGCAACATCGCGCCGGTCCTGGACGCCCTCACCGACGAGGCGAACTACTGCGACCAGGTTGTCACCCGCAGCGGCGTCACCGAGGCCCGCTATCGCTGCGCCGGCAACTATCCGGTCAATACCGAGCCGCAGGCGGTGCGCGAAGCCCTCCTGGCCACCTTCGACGGCTGGATGTCGCTGGACGGGCGGGGGCGCCTGATCGTCAAGGCCGGGCGCTATGTCGAGCCGACCTTTGTCCTGACCGGAGAGCATATCCAGGGATACAGCTGGCGCGCCTTCCAGACCGACGAGGAGGCCTGCAACGCCCTGGTCGTGTCGTTCGTCGATCCGGTGAAGGATTACACCGAGGTCGAGGCCGGGACGCTGTTCGATCAGGACGACATCGACGCCCGAAACGGCGTCGAACGCTCCGAGGCCCTGCAACTGCCGTGGTGTCCCAGCGGCACTCAGGCGATGGAACTAGCCCGCCGTAAAATGACCCGTTTGACAGCGGAACGCCGGGGCCAGGTCCGCGCCTCGATCTACGGTCTGAACGGGCTCGGCGAGCGGTTCATTCGCGTCCAGAACCCCGAACTGCAGTCGATGGCGGACGTGGTGGTCGAGATCACGAACGTCGAGCTGGACCTCGCCAATGCTCAGGTGGTGTTCGATGTGGTGCTGGCGGACACCGCGATCGATGCGGGCGAAGCGCCAGCGCCGACGGTTCCCGTCGTGCCCCGGCCTCCGGTCACGTCAGGCGATCAGGAAGCGGCGCGCAAACCGATTGCTCGTTCCATCGCGTATCCGACCAGCGCGACAGCGGACACGATCACAATCGTGACCTTCGACGCGACAATGGGAGACGGCTCCGTGGTGGCCATTCCGGCCGGAACGATCACCGGTCTGGCAAACCTGACGACCTACGGCGTGTTCTGGAAAGACGGGGCCGGATTTGAAGCTGAGGCCCAACCCGCCACCAACCACATGACGACCGGTTCCTGGATCTTCGTGGGCTGGCAGGCCACGTCGGACAGCGGCGGTTCCTATCCCAGCAACCCCACGCCTCCAGGCGGATGGGGCGGCTCGGGAGAAGCGGTGATCATGCCATGATCGAGCGGCGCATCTTCCTGATCATACGCGAGGCTGAAGACGGCCTGATCGTCACGGTCACACCGATCCAGCCGGTTGAGCAACCCGAGGCCGTCGCCGTGATCCGCACGGTCGGCGATGTGGCGGCCGAAACCGTCCTGCACTTCCCCGGCGCCTCCGTCCGCCAGGGCTGAACCCATCCTTACAATCCGAGGTGAACCATGGCCGACGCACAGTCGATCAAGAGCGGCCTGCTGTCCGCGTTTCGCGACTTCAAGATAGACGGCGTGCCGGCGTCCGGCCCGAACGAACCGGAGAAGGCCGAAATCAGGGCCCCTCTCGCCAGTCTCGTCGATTACGTGGCGGCGGTGACGACGGGCCTGCGCCGGATCGACCCGGTGCGGGCGGTGTCCACGACCAATGTGGCGCTCACGGGAATCGGGAACGGCGCCGCCCTGGACGGCGTCGAACTGGCGACGGGCGACCGGGTGGCGCTGGTCGGACAGACGAACGCCGCCCAGAACGGCGTCTATGTATCGCCCGCCTCCGGAACGGCGACCCGGGCCGCCGACCTGAACGAAAACGAGGAGTTCCCGGGCGCGACCTTCCTGGTCCGCGAAGGGATGGTCGGGGCGGGCACGTCCTGGACCTGCATCAACCCGACGCCCCCGGCCGCCGGAACCGACGCCATCGTGTTCGTCCAGAGCGGTCAGGACCCGAACTACGAAGCGGTCCAGCAGGTGATCGAAGGTCTGGAAGCGACGGTCGTCACGTCCAGCGTGGACGAGGAGGCGATGCTGGGCCGCGACTTCAACGTCGCGCTGGACGCCGGCGGCCCAGCCGTCGAACGGGTGGCGGGAGGCGTATCGAGCGGCCTCAGGGTCTCGCTGGCGTGGCAGGACGTAAGGACTGACCAGACGCGCGGCGCCGGACTGATCGCCGGTGACGACTTCGGCGTCGGGTTCCAGGCTGACGGCAATCGCAGGCCGGTCTTTTCCGGGGCGGGCGGGCTGTCCGTGGCGGTCGCGACCCTGGAGGATGTCGCGGAGGCCGGAAGCGGAGAGTCGGCCTTCACGCGGGCGGAACTGTCCTATGTCGACGCCGAGGCCCGGACCGAGGCGCAACGGCTGAATGGCGCGGACGTCTCGGCCATCGCCCGCGTCGCGGACGGGGCCAACCTGCTGATGTTCACGGGTCAGAGCTTCGACGCGGGAACGGACAGCGTGCGGCTGTTCCTGACCGCCTCGCGCCAGGCCATGCTTGGCGTGACCATGAACGCCTGGTCGGTCGGGCCGGACGCGCGGTGCGTCAACGCGGGCGGCGCCTTCGTGACCTACGACGAAAACAGCCGGGTGCTGGAGCCGCTGAGGGAGACCTTCGTCGCCGGGACCAACATCGATGCGCGGATCTCGGACGTCGATATCTCCAAGGGCAACTATCCGTTGAACGCGCGCGGCGGCGCGCCCCAGCCGGCGGCCGTCGCGGTGTATCGCTTCCTGAGCCGCCGGTGGACGCTCCAGACGGAGGAGCCGACCGGCCACTACGCAGTGGCCATGTCGCACTCCAAGACGGACGGGCTGATCTCCGAGCTGGCCACTGGAGACGGCCTGTCCCGCGCCTATTCGGCGATGGACGTGTTCGCGGAGGCCGTCGACGCCCTGGACGGCGCCGCGCCCTCGACGGTCGGTTCGGGCCAGACGGACCCGATGAACTGTGCGGCGATCCTGATGAACCACGGCGAGGCCGACGAGAACGCCCTGACCGCCACCTACGCGGCCGACGTCAACGCCTTCCACAACGCCCTGACCGAAGGGATGGAGACGCGCTGGGTCCAGGCGGCCCGGCCGCCGATGCTGATGCTGCAGGTGGGGGGCCCGCGCTACGCCATGCGCGGCGTCATCTGCGCGCGCCAACAATCGGCGATGATGCGCGACCTGACCGGCGCCAACGCCAGCGTCTTCGTGGTCGGGACAAAGACCGAGGTCCCGAGCTTCTATAACCTGACTACGGCCGAAGGGGTCCAGCCGCCGCTCTACACCTCGCCCCACCCGAACCATGACGATGGCCACCCCACGCTCGCCGGAAATGTCCTCATGGGCATCCGCTACGGGATCGGCCTGCACTACCTGCTGGACCGGCGCGAGAACTACTGGCTGCCGTTCCCCTTCAAGGTCTATTTCCGAGGGCGTCATTTCCTGATCGCCGCGCCCTGCATGGTCCCGCCCCTGCGGGCCGCCGTCATGCCGTTCGGCTGCGTCACCCGGATGCTGGCCGACAAGGGGATCACGTTCGAGAACGGCGGCGGGGTCGAGAACCCGGTCGTCAGCGTCGATGTCGTGCCCGGCTACGACTACCTGATCCAGGGCGAGTGCCAGGCAGACATCGCATCCTTCACCACGCTGAAGGCCGGCAAGGGTCAGGACGGCCGGCACGGGGTCGTGAACTTCCGCGACAGCTTCGACATCGCCCTGCCCTTCGACCTGCCGTTCGACGCCAACCAGACCCAGTACGGCAACGCCCAGTTCGGCGCCGGCGGCGATACCGGCGAGGGCTGGAAGGACAACCCCGCGACCAACGGCCTGGGCCGCTACGTCGAGGCCATTCCGGGCTGGGTCGGCAAGCCCGATCTCGGCAACCCCATGCTGCGCGATCAGGTGACCGCGCAGCCCCTTCCCACCATCGCCTGAAGGACAGCGACATGACTCCTCTGTGGAAGCAGCGCGGCAGCTATTGGACCAGCCCGATCACGCCGGACAACCTGGTCGTCTTCAACATCCTGGGCGCGGTGACGCCGGGCGACGACGCCGGAAGCCTGGCGCATTGCGCCTACAACCGCGCGGCCCCGGTCTTCCTGACGCCGGAGGGGCGCGGAGTGGCCAACCGCAAGGTGGTCGGGGCGCCCGTCGTCATGACCGATGCGTTCGAGTTCGCTCCGGGGACTGGCGTCGTCAACGCCTGGGCCGAGACCGACGAATGGTGCGAATATGTGCTGGCGGCCGTCACTGACACCGGCATCGGGTCCGGATCGCAGGATCGAGCCGTGATCAGCGGCAGCCGAGAGAATACGCAGTCGCGCGGCTACATCTTCTACGCCCAAACCGGCACGAGCATGCGGGCCTACGCCTACGACGCCAGTGGCGTTCTCGCCGCCGCGACGGTGTCGGTCCCGGACACGGTCGCGAAGTGGCGCTGGTGGTATTATCACTGCAAGGCGACCGGCGGCGGCGACTACGAGGTCCGTGTCGTCAACCTGACCGGCGATTCCGTGACCGACGAGAGCGCGGTGACCATGACGGGCCATTCGCCGGGGATCAATCGTGACGCCGTGGGCGGCGCCTATGGCGGTTTCACCAAGAAGGGCCGCGTCTCGATCCGCGCGAGGTTCGACACGCCTCATGATGAGACGCAGCGCGCGGCGGTCCTGGCCAGCTTGAGGGCCGTCGCCGCCGAACGGTCCATCGTCGAGCTGGCGACAGCGACCTGACGTCGTCACGCCCATTCGCATCCCAGGGAGCCGCCAAGTGTCAGCAGGTGACGAAATCATGACGCCGGTGACCAAGCCGGAAGCCGTCAGCATGGCCGAAATCCATGCCATTCGGGGTCTGACCGATGCGGTCGGAACACTTACCCGTCAGGTCGAGCGGATGAATTCGAAGGTGGACGATGTCCGCGAGCGGGTCATCAAGCTGGAGGCGCGGGAATACGAGCGCCAGATCGACAATCTGTGGGAGCGGCTGAACATGGCCCTGAAGCGGATCGACGACCTGGAAGGCACGCGGGACCAGCAACGCGGCGCTCGGGGCCTGGTGGACTGGATGCGTCAGACTGCGCCCTGGCTCGTGGGGATCGGGCTTGGCGTGGCTGGATGGTTCGGAGGGAAGTCATGAACCGCGACTACGAATGGCTGGACGCGTCTGTCGTCCTGTTCGCCCTGACCATCCTCGCCGGCATCTCGGCCGCCCTGGTGTTCACGACCATTCCTGAGAACCAGCTGGCGATCCTGGCCAGCATCGCGTCAGGCATCCTGGGGACGGTCGTGGGCGCCTATGCCGGCTATCGCTGGGCCACGTCCAAGCAGGCCAGCGAAACCATCGCCAACATGGCCCGCCAGCCGCAACAGGTCGAGGTCGTTAACGGCGACGATGACGCCGTGCCGGTCAAGAGCGACTGACGAGCCGGGTTCGCCTCAGGCCAACGCCCGCGCCAGCCAATAACCAATAGCCGCGACGGCGATCCACGTCACAACCGCAGCCGCGATCACGACCGTTAGTCTGACCCAGCGGGGCCAGCGGTGTTCAGGGTCGGGCATCGCGTCCTGGTCCACCAAAGGCGGGCCGGGGCGATTGCGGAACCTCCGGCCCATAGCTCCCCGCTAGAGCAAGCCGCCAGGTTGTCGGCCTACCCCCTCTTATCGCGCGTGACGTGCGCGCGCAATAATCACAAGCTGCTTTTGCGGTCGGGCCGACGATATGCTCATCCGCCCGACCGCCGGACGCGGTTCCGGCACGAAGAACCCGCGTCGATCGGTCCATAAGCACAGGCGCACGCCGCGCACTACTCCCACAAAAAAGAATGACCTGTTCCGGAGCCAATGAAGGTTCGGGACAGGCCAGTCGAGGGGCTTCGACGGATTCCAGATCGTCGATCTGCGCAGCGTCGCGCACAACCCTGAACAAATCCCTCACAATCTAGGAGACTGACCATGCTCGACGGACGTCGATTGCAGACCCGCCTTGGCGTGACCGTTGACGGGATTATCGGCATCGGCACGCTCACGGCCCTGTTCGCCAAGATGGGCGCTGCCCCAGCCATTGCAGCCGAACTCGCCCTCGGAGCCAACGTCCATTTCCGGACCTACGGCATCCTCGATACCGGCCTGCGCCTGGCGCACTTCATGGGTCAGTGCGCCCACGAGAGCGGCGGCTTCCGCTACATGGAAGAGATCGCCAGTGGTCAGGCTTATGAGGGCCGGTCCGACCTCGGAAACACCCAGCCGGGGGACGGCAAGCGCTACAAGGGACGCGGGCCGATCCAGATCACCGGACGGGCCAATGCGCGTTTCTACGGCCGTCGATGTGGGATCGATTTCGAGAACCGTCCCGACCTCATGGCCGTGCCTTCCATCGGCATCCTCACGGCCTGCATGTATTGGGACGTGAACGGCCTCAACGCCTATGCGGACCGTGATCAGGGAACCGCAATCGGAAACGGGATCAATCGGGGCAATCCGAAAAGCGATCTTCAACCGAACGGCGTCGCTGATCGTCTCGCCCGGACCAATGCGGCGAAGGCGCTGATCCTATGATCGCCCTCTGGAACGCCCTCACAGGGCGAGGCAGGGCCATCGCCGGGGTTCTGGCCGTCATCGCCCTCCTCTGCTTCTCCATGGCCGTCCTGACGATGTGCAGGGGCAAGGAACGGGGTCAGCAGGCCCGTGCCGCCCAAACCATGGCCGATGGCCGCACCGCCGCCGCTCAGGATGCGAACGCCGTGCGCGACCAGAACGACACCGCCAACCAATCCACCCGCGATCAGGTCAAGGAGGACCAAGATGCGATACGCCGTGAGACTGACCCTGCTGTGCGCGATGCTGACGCCCGTCGCCGCCTGTGCGTCCTCAATCCAGGTGCTTGCGCCCCGTGACGGCTGTTCGACCCTGATCGCCTCTCGCTGGGGCGACCCTGTGCAAAGCGCGGTCCTGGACGACAGCGGCGATCCGACACTGGACTGGCAGCTGTTCGGAATCGCCCAGACCGGGCAGCTCAACATCGCCAACCGCGACAAGGCGGATGCGCTGGAGACGATCAGGCGGTGCGAGGCGCGAGACGCGGCAGCGGTGCGACAGATAGAGCGGCCGTGGTTCAAACGCCTATGGCCCGGCTAGCCGCCTGATTTGCAGAAAATGCAAATCACAGGGTTCAGTTATCCAAGAAAGTTGGACAACTGGCCTGTGTGGTGACGCCACCAATATGGTCCCGATCATCTCGGTGATGTCACCACTATGATCCAGCGTCGAGCCTTCAGGCTCCGCTATCGAGGCCCGTCATCCGAAAGGGTGGCGGGCCTTTTGTCGTTAAGAACGATTTCCAGTTGCGAACGCCGCAATCATGTGTCGCACTCCATGCGGGAGAATGGCTCCCTGGAGGACTGATGATGATCAAGAAACTTTTCGCCGCCGCCACATTCGCGGCCTCGATGCTCGTGGGTGTTTCCACTGCCCATGCGGGCAGCCCTGCGATGTGCTATGCGGAATATAACGCCAACATGGCGAACTGCTCCTCAACGGGTCAAGGCGGATCCTCTACCCCTTGTTCCCAGCACGCCTCGATCATGCTGCAGGATTGTCTGCAAAGCCTGGTGACGGTCGAAAGCTGAACCGTGGCTCGTCCTCGGACAAGGGGCTGACGCCCTTCACGCAATCGTTAGAAGCCATAACCATTATCTTAGGTTGCGCGTCGGCTTGGGCAGGCGCCGTATGCCAAGGGGAGATCGGCTCCCCTTGGAGGACGTGATGATCAAGACGATTTGCGCTGGCGTGGCCGTGGCTGGATTGTTTGCTGTCGCCAGCACGGTTCCGGCGACTCCCGCTCGTGCCGACCCGAACTGCAACTGCACTTGGATGGCGACCGGCTTTGACACAGAGACCGGAGAATTCACCTACGAGTGGGTTTGCCCGCCCCTTCCGGATTGTGTCGATATCAAACCCCCCGAAGGATGATCGGGGATTGGCCCGCTCTCTTCGGAGGGCGGGCCTTTCGTCGTTTCAGCGGCGAGGCGCTAGGTCGCGGTAGGGCTCGCCACGCCCTCCCGCTTCGTCACGCGTCAAAACCGTCGTTTGCTCTTGAGCGCCGACCGCGACCTTGATGTCTCTGATGCGGATGCCATCCACGATGGTTTGGGGCCGGCAGGACTGCATGGCGCTTATCCGCTCGATCCAGTCGTCGGTCTGCACGGTGATCAGCCCAGGACGGCGGCCGGGATCGCCGGCGGCGGCTGCTTCTGTCGCATCGAGTAGGTCATCAAGTTCGGCCGGCGTCATGGCCGAGTGTCTAGCTGAGTCGGCCTAGGGAAACACCTTCTCGGCCGTCAACGTCCCGGCCGGCGCGGGGATCAGCAGTTCGGTCTCCGGTCGTGTCAGTTCCAGCCAGTCCATCGCCTGGTCGCGGCGCAGCAGCACGATCTGCCGGTCATGATAGGGGACGATGTCCGGGCCTGGCCCGGTCGTCAGCATGGCCCAGGCGTCGTTCTTGACCAGACCGGCGATCCAGAACCACGGCTCATCCTGCATGGCGAAGAGCCATTTCGTCTTGCGCTTCTGGCCTAGCTCGGCGTCGGTGAACTCGTAGAACCCATCGGCCGGGATCAGGCAGCGGTTGGAGTTGGCGAAGCTGCGGCCGTCAGACTGGAAGTTGAACACCGGCCTGCCGCCCGGCTCCTTCCAGGCCCAGGTCATCTGGCGCAGCAGAGGGCCGTCGTCGGTGCGGGTGACGATCGGCGCCGTGTCTCCGATCCGGATGTCGTCGCGCGGCTCCAGGTTCGGGACCGTCCCGCCGTCGAAGCGAAGGGTGATGCCGGTTTCGCTGAACGGTTCGACCAGCAGGTTCGCCGGCACGTGCGAGGCGTAGTTGTTGCACAT